AACCCGACGGCACTGGTAACGTAAATATCTCTGTTAGTGGCGGTGGTGGCGTAAGCCTGTCTACGCAGAACACATGGACAGCACAACAAAACTTCCAAAGCTTAAAATTTGACTTTGAAAAGTATACAACACCACGTAGCAGCGGAGCGTATGATGCACCTCATAAAACAACGGCGTGCTATAATGCAACTGGTGCATTTACTTTGAATGTGTCAAATTTGATAGCAGCCTTAAATGTGGGAGAATCTACGCTGTTTACTGCTTACATAACTTCTTCCTCTTCTTATTCGTTAAGCATTACTAATGCTGGCACATTGAAGTATGTTGGCGCTGCTTCTGATTTAGCGATAACTGCTAGCGGTTTACTGCTGAATATATTAATTGTGAAAGAGTCGAGCGGTACAATTACGAGCATTGTACAGGCTACTAAATTAGCATGAGGTGATTGAATGAGTATTAATCGTATCTTAATGAAACCTCAAAGTAGCGATGTAGATAATGCGCTCATTATGACTATGGGACAAGCAAGTGCGCAATATGGCTACAGCCGTTATAATAATGCTACTTATGGTGAAGTCGAAGGTAATGTGAAACATGATGGCAAGGCGGTTACTCTTGTTATGCTAAGCTATTATGGAGGTTGGCTTGATTTTGCTTTCAATGTCGAGGGTGTCACTGGGGGTAAATACAATGTTACTGTTAAAGTGACATCGGTGGAATCAAATATGGGTGTGACTATTGAATTTCCAAATATTCAGTATCAGAGCTATGTTCCCGGCTTTTATGAATATACAAATGATTTACCTTCGGGAGTTGCTACTATGTTTAATGGTAAAAACGTAGGCAAAAAGTACAAAGTCGAAATAGTATTTAATTAAGGCGGTGATTTGATGAATACAACCTATACATATAAAGAACAGGCCTACTCTAGCTTATACGAGCTTTCCGAGGCGTTAGGCAAAGACGGTGTGTTTATCCCGCTGTCTATCAACGACGAATCCTTAGCAGAATTAGGCGTAACTGTTACACATGAAGAAGAGCCGATTGAAAACGTAAAACAGCAGAAAATCTTGGAGTTAAAGCGTCAACGTGATGTTTCGGAGGTTGAGCCAATCGAATACGGCGGCAACAGCTATGATTACGATGAGAAAGCAAGGGATAGAATCAATGCAGCTATTATTGCGTTGGAACTGCAAGGCGAAGGAGCCACAATAGAGTGGACCACGGCCGATAATGCTGATACGCCAGTAACGGCTAATGATTTAAAGATGATTATTGCTGCTGTAGCAGTGCGCTCAAACAAGCTGCATACTGCATATCGTATAGCAAAAGAAAATGTTGAGGCAGCGACAACGGCAACAGAAGTGGAAGCCGTGGCGTTTGAAATTTAATTTATAGGAGTGTAGCGAAATGGTGGAACAATCTTTGGATGCTGCGTTAAACTCTATTATTAACGTTATATCCGGTTGCGTAATAACGCTGCTTATTACGATGTACAGACAAAAGAAAAAACAAAATGATGCTTTAAAAGCAGGACTACAAGCTTTATTACGTGACAGAATTATCCAGGCTTATAATCATTATGTCCAGGATAAAGGTTGGATACCAATCTACGCAAAAGAAAGCATAGATGCCTGCTACAAGAGCTACGAAGCTCTTGGCGACAATGGCGTAATCGACAATCTTATGCAACAGATTAATGAATTGCAGAACTATCCGCCGAAGAACAGAGGTGAAGAAGATGCGTAAATTAATTAACATGTTAAAGAAGGATGACAACGCTTATAGCGTGGGCAGAATCTGCGCTGTTGTAGGCTTTGCCGTTTGGGTATTGGTTACATTATGGCTTGCATTTTTCGCCAAAACTTGGGGCAACTATGAAAGCTGCACACTTGGTATGGTGGCGCTGCTTCTGGTCCAGCTTGGAAACAAGGCGATTGAAACAAGAATGTTTAGAATAAGAAGCGAGGAACGAAACGATGAGCGATTGGAATAAAGCGTTAGCGACAGAGATTGCAAAAGGATTAATTAATACAGGAATTGAAGGTGGCTATGACAGCGTGGCAAAAAGCACTGCATATGATTATCCGTCAATCGGTGTCAGCCAATGGGAAGGGAATAGAGCAAATGAGCTGCTGAGAGCTATCCCCGGCGGCGCAGAGTATGCAGACCGCACTTACATTGATATTAAGGCAAGCGGCGAACTGCCGATGCTGAAAGAGTTGTTAAGAAGTGAAGCAGGGCAGCAGGCACAATTAGAACAGTTATCCCGTGACTGCCTGCAATACGTCGAAGTGCTTCAGCAGGTGCCAACGCTGGACGATACACGTTGCATTATCTATGCCGGAATGTGGTGCCCTACATCTACTTGGGTAGTTAAGCGCTTTTTGGCTAACAGATATATGCACGTTGACCTGCGCAGTCTGGAAGCACTCTATAAACTGTTTAAAAACTACTACTGGGTTGCCGCCGATGTTGGCGAGATGTATAGAGCAGGTTATGCCAACAGAGCGCAAACTACTTATGAGTATGTTGCTGGCATTGATTTGACAACACCATACGGCGTTCCTGCTTATGGTGAAGCTGGCAATGGAAGATGATTTAAAGCTCATGCTTTAGATATAGTCACCGACAAGAGGTTTAGTTATTCTCTCCTATACGTGTAGCATTTTCTGGTAATTTTTTGTGTAATAGTCGGTGACACATTTATAATGATTGGAGGTGATACGATGGAAGAACTGAAAGCATTTGTTATTGACAAGAAATTTGTTATTGGTCTTGTTGCAGGTTTTGTACTGGGTGCGTTGCATCATTATTTTGCACTCTAAAATCATTCTGAATATCTATCTTACAAGTAGGCTATAATTTAACGGTTTTGGGCAAAAATCACACACAAATTGCATCGTCTACAAGCGTTTTAAAAATAGTGCCGCTCATGATTTATCGTGTCGGAATCTAAAATCGCTTGTAGGCGAAATTTGTGCGTCTGACGAGGTTTATTATATTTTACAAATATCAGTATTGCTAAGAGGTTATAATGGATAATGAGAAAACAAGCAAAACTAAAATTGTCATTGCTTTTGCCGCTGGCGTGTGTGTCGCTTGCGGTATTTTTTGCGCCGCCATCCGCTTCGGCTGGTTCACCCCGGTATTCGGACGAGCCAATGGAGTACGTTCTGACGGAGCAACAATATCAGAAGTTAAACAACAACTTGACGGAGCTAAAAACAATCAACGAGAATTACAAAAAACTGCTGACACAATCGAAGGGACAGTTGGGAACATCCGACAAGAAGTTAGCGGAGCTAGAGAAGAAGTCGGACGAGCTGAACGGTCTTTGTCTGACGCTGAAAATCAAAGTCAAAGAGCAGGAGAGCTTATTGATGAATGCCAATCAATCCTTAGCGGAGCTAGAAAAAGAGTACAAGCTAAAACAGCAGCGAATTAAAAAACAGCGCAATATAGCATACATAATAGCAGGATGCGCACTATATGCCGCAATGAAGAATTAAAGTGAAACGGAATGTTTGCTTAAATTGTTTAGTGACTGTCTGTTTGCTGATGTGATATAATGTGTTTAATGAACACGTTATATTGAGGTGATAAGATGATGGATAAAGAAACCGTTCAGCAGGAAGTTTTGCCTGCTGGCGTAGTGACAATGTTGTTTGCTGAAAACAAAAGGATTATTGATAAGCAGTTTTATATCATGGCTGGTATGTTGCTTGCCAACATTGGTCTGATTGCACTACTTGCTTATGTACTGAAAAGGTGATTTAATGAAAGAGCTGCTAAAAAGCGCGAGGATATGGATGACAGAAAGCTCGCGCCGCTCATTTTATGCAGTGCTTCACGAAGCGAAGATAACGCCACGACAAACGAAAATCTGTGAAATGAAATTTGTTGATGGTAAAATGAATTACCAAATCGCAATGGAGTTGAACATCTCCACTAAAACTGTTGACAGAGAAATAAGCACTGCGTATAAGGCTATTAATCGAGTGCTTTCTAAATGAAGTAATCCCCATTAAGAGAAGTGTAAAAGCTTTTCTTAATGGGGATTATTTTTTTTTGCTCATTTTTGCTGTCTGAATCGTGTCTAAATTATGTCCGAATGCATAGGAGAATGTGTCTTTAGCTTTAGGGATTGTTTTTATTGCTACCACTTAAAATATAGGTGAGGTGATAAAGATGTACGGAAATTATTACAATCCTTATGGAGCTACACAGCAAATGCAACAGAGGTTAGCTAATCTGCAACAGCAACAACAACAAATGTATCAGCAACCAATGCCGACAATGATGCCACCTGCGCAGCCAAATGCTTATCAGCCTGTACAGCAAATCAAAGGCAGACCTGTTACAAGCATTGAAGAAGCACGAGCAGCGCAAGTTGACCTTGACGGAACGAGTACATATTTTCCTGCTCCTGCCGAAGGAAAAATTTATGAAAAGCTTATAGGCATGGACGGCTTGCCGATTTTTAGAGTTTATCAGCTTCAGCAGGACGGTGGTATGCAAGCTCCTGCCTACGCTGACAATAACACAGTGCTGGCATTGCAAAGACGCATTGAAAAGCTCGAAGAACAGATTGGGGGAATGACGAATGATGAACATATTCCAGATGATGCAGATGGTGCAGCAGGCAGGAAATCCAATGGGACTAATGCAACAGTTCGCAGGACAAAATCCACTAATGAGTAGGGCGATGCAGATGGGGCAAGGTAAATCGCCAGAGCAGATGCAAACTCTTGTGAGGAATCTTGCCAAACAAAAAGGCATGAACGATGAACAGCTTAATCAGTTTTTAAATCAATTTGGCTTAAAGCTTCAATAGGCGCGCAATGAAGCTTTGCATATATTTCTCGGAGGTGAAAAAATTATGGAAGGTACAAACATTGTTCCGGTAATGGATATGAATCGAAACAACAACTATGGTGACTGCTGGGGCGGCGGTATGTGGTTTATGTGGATTATTGTCCTGTTCGCTCTTATGGGTGGCTGGGGCGGTAATTGGAATAACCGCGGCAATATGGGTGCTGAGATCTTCGCTAATGGCAGTATGACACGCGACCAAATCGCAGACCAGTTCTCGATGCAGGATATTAAAGACGGTATTCGTGGTGTTCAGAATGGCTTATGTGATGGTTTTTACGCTCAGAACAGCACTATGCTTAACGGCTTTAATGGCGTACAACGTGACATTATGCAGACTGGCTATCAGCTTGGTAGCGAGATTGCACAAAATCGTTTCGCCGCTCAGCAATGCTGCTGCGAGCAAAAACAAGCTATTGCTTCTCTTGGATACGAAACCAATCGGAATATTGACGCGGTACGTTACGAAAATGCACAGAATACTTGTGCTATCGTAAACGCTGTAAAAGAGGATGGTGAAAAGACCAGGGCAATTATGGTAGCTAACCAGATTCAAGATTTGAGGGATAAGCTTGCAGATAGAGATAGGGATTTGCAGACCGCTAATTTCCAATTATCTCAACAGGCTCAAAGTGCAAACCTTATCGGTACGCTGAGACCTTATCCTCAACCTGCTTATATTACGTCTAGTCCGTATCAAAGTGTCGCTGCCAATGTAGCTGGTGCTTGTGGCTGCGCTTATAATGTAGGCTAAAAATAAGTTATGTGCATTAACTGCACTGTATTAGGGACGGTGCAAACCGTCCCTATTGCTTTAAAAAATTATAAAATTTAAAGGTGTTAAGAAAATACCTTGATTGCATAAAGAGGTGAAAATAAATGATTTGCTACGAAAAATCTTCTTTGAACGCTGCGGCTGTTGCAGCTCAATCTGTTGCAGCTAATGCTTTTGTTAGCTTTCCTATTAATAATCTTCTGACTGGCGTTGCTATTAAACATCCTGCTGGCAGCTCTAGTGTTAGCCTTATCCGTGGTTTATACCTTGTTAGTGTAAATGCTGATGTTGTTCCTGCTGCTGCTGGCAATGTTGGCTTACAGCTTCTGAGTACCACGGAAAGCACATCTTCTGTTATTAATGGTGCGGAAAGCATTGTTACTGGCGTTGCTGACACAGCTGTGAATATTTCCTTTACTACGCTGATTCGTGTTCGTCCTTCTTGCTGTGCAGTAAACAACATAACAAGTTTACAGGTACAGGCAACGGCAGCGGCAACAATTAACAGGGCAGCTATTAGCGTGGTTAAACTTGCGTAAGGAGGTGTAGTTATGCACTCCTATAAAGAGTATTGGAACAAGATTATAGGTGATGATACAAAAGAGAGAGCAATGGAAGAAATTGTTTGCAGTGCATTAGAAAAGCTTAAGATGCATTGCCCAGACCTTTTTTATCGCACGTTGTATGACTTGCACTGTGTAGCTTATGGTCCTCATTTCGATGAAGCACTCGCAAAGTTGGCTGTCAGTAAGATGCAGAACACCGATGGCACTAATGGTGAGCATTGGACGTATGAGCAGACCAATCAACTAGCAGAGCAACATAATATTAAGCATAAAGCTGATTGGTATTATGTGCTGAATATGGTGTATAGTGATTATGGTGCAGTGTTCAGCGGTGATACCGGAACACTTGTCAAGATTGCTAAAGCTTATATGTGTGACCCTGATGCTCCTAGCGGAAAAGTCCTTGACTTATGGGTAGCTCAAATGAGAGCCAAGGAAAGACAATAATTATATTATTTGCACCTGCTGTAAGCATATGCTATAATATATGTGTAGTTTGGTTTGAATTTGTTTCCGTTTCGGTATCTCAATTATCTTCTTACTATTACATACGGCTAAAAAAAGCAGGTTTAGTCAGCCTGCTTTTTTGCTTGTGAGTTCCAAATGAGTTCCAAAATAAAAGCAACTAAAAAAAATGAAAAAATAAGCGCAAAGATATTCACAGCGCAATAGAAAACCGCTTGTAAAAAAGTAGTCGATTTAGTAGAATCAATATAGAGCATTGTAAATAAAAACCGCTAAACCCTAGTATTTATGGGATTTAGCGGTTCTTTTTTTATTGATTGAGTTCAAAATGAGTTCCAAAAATTAAAATTCGCTATTTTGGGGCAAGTTATCCACAGTTATGCTCTCTAATTTGTCGACAGCTTTTCTATTAGCTTCAGGCATCATGTGAGCATAAAATTTGAAGGTTGTGTTTGTATCTGCGTGACCAATCTGTTCAGCGACTGCCAAAATATCTCCGGTAGCTGCGTAAAGCATTGAAGCATAGCTGTGCCGGAGAATGTGAGGACTAATTCTTGGCAAGCCTAACTTAGTACAGTGATATTGCATATATGTTCTGATAGCCGACGGTTTTATGCCATCAAAGATATAATCTTCTGGTTTAGCCTTATAAAGCGTGCCTATGTAGTCTATGATTTGATTATAGAGGTATTTCGGTATTTCAACATCACGCACGGAGCTTCTTGTTTTTGGTGTGCTAATGACAAATTCATCTTTATTGTGTATCCTCATTAGTGATTTATTAACATGAATTTTATAGGGCGATATATCCTCGATTTTTAGAGCCATAACTTCACCTATGCGCAAGCCTGCCCAAAAGATGATATTGAACAGTACTCTATGTGAAGCTATCTTAATATCGTCATAGAAAATCTTATACTGTTCTACTGTCCATAATTTTGCACGTGTATCATTTGAATATGGCTTTACCCTGTCAGTAAGAGTAACAGGGTTATTTTTTGTCCCGCAATTTCTTTTAGAGAATTCAAAGACCTGGCTTAATTCTGAACGTATCTGATTTAGCAGTCTGCTTGAGAGCCGTTCTTTTTTTGATTTCTCATTTTGAATGGCAAGCCAGCGCATAACTTGAAGCGGAGTAACCTTGTCGACGTTCATATTCTCAAAGAAAGGGAGGACATAATATTTTAATGCCTGGTTTTTCTTGTCGACAGTCGACTGCTTTAATTCTCCTAGCTTCAATTTGCTGTCCAGCTCTTGCTGGTATGCTGCAATAACTTCGATAAATTTCGGATCATGTGTATGAGTTTTGTTTCTCATGTCGCTTTCGTATTTTTCAGCATCACGCTTTTTATCAAAACCTCTTTTGGTTGTATGTTTTCTTACGCCTTGCCAATCTTTATACCAAAAAGCGCAGTCCCATTTTCCTGTTTTCAGATTTTTTGTTACTGTCATGTTCTGCAGCTCCTTTCATGTAATTTTTTGCCAAAAACGCTAAAAATTCTCTTTAGTATTTAGCTTATAAGCGACTTTTCGAGGCTTCTACTTATATTTATATTAGTAAAAATTAAATGCTCATATAAGCTAAATATGAAGCTCTGATAAGATTTTTAATCTATAAAAATAGCGATATAAACTGTATAAAAACACTGGCTTGAAAAGCAACCTGGAATTTTATGTTCAGACTGTTTTTCAAGCCTTTTTTATTACAAAAAGCACAAAAGCAGACCATTTCTGGTCTGCTGATTTATTTTGTCGACTGCTCATTGCTATATGCTTGTTTGAATTTTTCGTTTGCTTCTTTGACTTTAGCAGCCGAATTCTTCCAATCTGCAAGCCAGGTGTTTTTGTCTAGTGATGGCTTGTCTTTTACTCGTGCCGTTACATCTAAAAAGTTTATTACGCAAGAAATATATGTATCTGTCAATGTAGCAATATAAGAATCTTTTGCCCTGGAATCATTTTGCAGTTTTTCTTTTAGCTTTTGCAGTTTAGGCTTGGTGTATATTGCTAAATCTGCTCCTGCAATATCTTTTGCATTTTCCGGATATGTTTTCATGACATTTTCAAATTTAGGGAAAAAGTCATCTTTTAAGATGGATTCCGCTGTTACAAAATAATTGTCATTGATATATGTTGCGTTGGTTGCTTTCGATGCTTCGCAAAACGGCAAGCCAGCAAACACAAAAATCGTAGTAAGAATAAGAAATATTTTTCTCATTTTTATAGCCTCCTAAAACGGACGGCAACGCTGGCAAGGTGTATAGCCTGATGCTTTGGCTTCAGCTAATGAACCTATGTAAAGTTTACTGCCACCGCTCATTTTTGGTACGAATCTGCAAGTGTTTGTGTGTATCTTGCCAGTGTTGCGATTAGCTACATAAGCTTCTGCCGACAGCGTGAATGTTCCGATGCAGAAAATAGTTATGAATGCTATGATTATTCTTTTCATTGATGCTGGCTTCCTTTATTGTTTGTTAAGCAAATTCGATATTATAGCACATGGTTCCTCGTATTCCGATAGGCGTATAATGTACGGCGTTGCTCGTCCTTCTTTAAATATGTGTAATCCACCGTCACCGTCGGAAATAGAGAATAGTTTAGAGATTGGAAAAGCAAAAGCTTTTGAGCTGCCTAAAAAGCCTATACGCATATTGCTTATCCAAAAGATGCCCCATGAATCAGAAGTCCAAAAAGAGGAAGTTTTTCTTGATACACTCATAGAGCCTACATGATAGCGAACGCCTTTACAGATGCGTATAGATGCAGATGGTCCGGAATAATTAATTTTTTTGGTAACAGTTTTCATTTTCATCATATCTGCGTATGCTGAATAATGAAGTATCTCGCCGTCCTTATATATGATCTGAACATCATTTTTATCATAGATTGGTAATTTATCGTTAACTGTGATGTCATATAGGGTTCTGTTTAGTTCTATTTTTCCATTCCAGTATTTTACTTCTTTAGGAGTGAGATGTTCGCATACAAGCAAATACTTGCTAAATTTCTGTGCTTCATCTTCTGTTACTATTCCGTCCTGCATTATATTAGACCATATGTTATTACAAGCCATGGATTGAGCTTCAGCAAGTTGCTCATCTGTAATATGTTTTTCCTTTATGAAATTATACATATTGGTAAGCTGTGTTTTGTCTTCGTATTCATCTTTCATGGCTACAGTTGTTAGCATTTTCGTATATTCTTGAATATCCTCTTTTGATGCTTTGCGTGAAAACCACCCGAACATTAATACCGACTCCTTTCGATACATACGAAAAAGAGGACGGACATATGCGCCCTCTTATCGCTGTAGTTCTTCTACAAATGGCTCCCTAAAAGTAATATCCCTAACATCAAGTTGAATCATTAAGTCCGTATTTTACAGTTTCAGCTTGCTTTTTTGCAACCAGTTGGTTGGCAATTTCTATGCAGAGTAGCAGGAAATACACATGCTCTGTTGGTAATTGTCGAATCAGCTGTGCATACTCGTTAGTGGTATGACATCGACTTCGTTTTAACCTCCTTCCTTTAGATTGCAAGGTATTATGCCATGCTGGCGAAGGGGAAGTCAGGCCTTGCCTTTGCCTTGCAACAGCCCTTTTATAATTTGCTCGATAGCCATCTTTTGTGTGTCATCGAGCTTCTGAATCTGTTTCGCAATCTCAATAGCCTGTTCGTCGAGAAGCTGGGCGTTGAGCTGCTGCTTTACTGCTTCAGTGTCTATACCGAGGGACTTTGCTTGTTGTTCTGTTACACCGAGAGCATAGTCTTTATCTTCATAAAAGTAACCAGCAGGAATGCCAAAGTAATTAGCAATAGCTTGTATGGTAGCTACTTTTGGCTCAGAACGACCACTTTTCCATAAAGAAAATGTTGAGTTGCTGATACCAGTTGCTTTAGCAACTTGGTATGCTGTTGTATTGTGTTCTTTTAGAAGAGCTTCAAATTTTTCGTACATTCGATACCTCGAAAAAATATTTTACAAAAGCAAAGCAAAACTACTTTACAACTCTAACACATTATGTTATAATATTACTAAGATGTAAAACAAAAATACTTTAAAGCCGTAAAATAATTTTAAGTATTTTACATTTGTCAATTAAAGTATATCACGTTCAAAATTGAACGTCAAGAAAGGAGTGCTGAAATGTATAGAAAAATTGCTGAATTAATGCAGAAAAACAATGTTACTGCTTATCAGGTTGCAAAGGCAACAGGACTTAGCAATTCAGCTTTTTCAACTTGGAAAAATGGCAGAAACAAACCTAATGTTGAAGCGTTGCAAAAACTTGCCGAATACTTCGGCGTAAGTGTTGATTATTTTTTAGATTAAGGAGTGAAAAAGATGAAAAAGGTATTGCAAATCTGCGTATGTATCATCTTTGCTTGGTGTTTTCTTAGCTTAGTTGGCGGATTTTCGGACAGCCAGGTGCAAAGGCATACAGTTACGCACATTGTACAAGAAGGCGAAACCATGTATGGAATCGCTGACAAGTATTTCCTGCTCAACAAAACGAGAATTTGTTTTGACGAGTTTTGGTACAACGTATCCGAGGATAATAAGCACCTGACCGCCAACCGCCGTTATCTCCAGCCTGGAGATATAGTCACTGTTAATTACTACACAGTGAAGAATCAATGATAGCAGGCTAAAAGCTTTAACTGCTATAAGCCTATTATAGCAAGAAAGGAGTTTATACAATGTCTGAAACTCAAACTAACATCTACAAAGTAGCTAGAGAGTACGCAGGGATGAGCCGTGTAAATGCGGCAGAAGGACTTGCAATCTCTGCAAGCTGTTTAAAGGATTATGAGATTGACTGGCGACAATGCCCGGATGCTATTGCATTGGCAATGTCAAAACTCTATCGTACACCGTGGTTACGTGTACAGCACCTGCAAAAGAACGTTGTGTTCTGCGACGTTTTTGGACTTATTCCTCCTGCTGATGATTTAGCAGTGAATATGTTGAGGGCGCAAAAAGAAGTCGGTGAAGTGGTTGAATTGTTTCCGCAAATGGTAGCGAAAACGGTACAAAAAAAGCACCTCGGTGACAATCTTTTAAAAGAGTGCCGGGAAGGTGCACAGGCTTTGCTTGTATTGATTGGTATCGAAGAAGAACAAAAAGAAAAGACCCCCCACGCTAATAGAGAGCCTTTAACCTATAAATAAAGTCGAAAGGAAATCGGTTTAAAAAATAGGTCATATATAGTATAGCATACGGAAAAGAGGTTGTCAAACATGGAAAGCAGATTTTACACAGCTAAAGACATTGCCAACCTTTTAGGCGTAGGCGTTGGAAAAGGCTACTCGCTTATAAGGGAATGGAACAAAGAGCTTCAGCAAAAAGGCTATACAACTGCACAAGGTAGAGTAGTTAAAGCCTATGCTGATTTAAAGCTTGGTTTCGGAATTCAAAAGGAGGATGTATATGGTAACTAATGAACAGGTTAACGCCGTGTTAGCTCGCAGCGGACTTAGCATGGAAGGATTTGAAGCTTTTAGAAAAAGGAAGCATGGTGAGCACAAGCAGACGAAAGAGAGCTGGTTGAAAGACTTTAAGACTTGCGCACATTGCGCCTTGGACGGCAAATGTAAGTATCAACACTTCGGATACCACCAGGAAAAACAGGCTGTGCGTGAAGGCGATGTATTAAGCTATAACGTTAACAGCTTGTCGGTGAATATGCAAACATATCCTAAAGTTGGCAGTTATCGTGAATGCTGTCACTGGGATGCTGAAACAACTCTTAAGCTTCACAGCAAACTCGAAGAGCTGGTTAAGGAAGGAAAGGTGATTTAAATGGAAATGAGCGAGAAAATCGACGCTTTGGCTGAAGCCTTAGCAAAGGCTCAGGGCGAAATGAAAAATGCTGTTAAAGGCTGTGACAATCCGTTTTTTAAAAGCAAATATGCGGATTTAGCGGAATGTCTGAACGTAGCACGTGAGCCGCTTAGCAAGAACGGCTTAAGTATATTCCAGGCTAACGAAGGAATTGTAGAAAGCAGTAAACTTGCTGTCACTACAATGATCATGCATAGCAGCGGTCAGTTTATTAAAGTGACGAGCAGTTATCCTATTCAGAAGAATGATGCCCAGGGTTTTGGCAGTACACTGACTTATGCAAGAAGATATAGCCTTGCTGCTGCTCTTGGACTTGCGCAAGAGGATGATGACGGAAATTCAGCCTGTGAACCGGAGCCGAAGCAAGAGTTAAGAGCAAAAAGCAAAGAGCAGAAGCCTAAAGCTCAACCGCAAGCTACCGGAGATAAATTTGTTAAGATTACCCCTCAAGGTGAGATTGTTGTAACTGTTGCTAATGGTCACGATAAGAACGGCAGACCGCTTGCTGCCTACAAAAACATTAAAGACTTGACTATCGAAGAGCTTGAAAAAATGGTTACAATTCCTCAATATGCGCTTGCTCATACAGCTATTAAGACCTTGCTTGAAGAAATGGGGCAGACAGCATGAGTAAGAAAAGTATTCTACAATCAGAAAAAGAGTGCTTTATGTGTGGTACAACACGTAACCTTGAACGTCATCACGTGATATTCGGAACAGCCGGAAGAAAGATTTCGGATAAGCTGGGTTTAACGATCTGGTTATGTTACGAACATCATAAAGGCAAGCTCGGACCTCATTTGGACAGGGAAACAGACTTGCGGTTAAGGCGATTTGCTCAAACCTGCTACGAAGATAAACATAGTAGGGAAGAATGGGTTGAAAAAATCGGAAGGAACTACTTATGAGAAAGAAAGCACTTATGAAATATGTAAGGTTACTTAGACGGCAACCATTATGGAAGAAGTTATTGTAGGAGGGCGACATGGAGAGCTGGTTTAAGGTTAGCGCCGATGTGTTCGACAGTGAAAAAATTAAGATACTTCGTGCTGATACGAAGATTGGTGATAGCCTGGCATTAATGTGGTTTTTCCTGTTAGCTCTAGCTCGCAAAAAAAATGATGGTGGTTATGTATACGCTACCGAAGGTGTAGCGTATACACCTAAAACATTAGCTGCTGTTGGTGGATTTAAGCCTAAAATTGCAGAAGCTGCATTAGAAGTATTTCAGCAGTATAACATGATAGATATAGAGGAAAACGGCTATATCTATATTGTAGGCTGGAGTGAGTATCAGAATGCTGAAGAACTTTCAAAGCTTAAGGAGCGTGAACGCTGCAAGGAAGCAATGAGAGCTAAAAGACAGCGTGAGAAGCAATCCAAAACCTGTAACAATGATGTAACAAACGTAGATGTTACGGAATGTTACGAAGATGTTACGTGTAACAAAAGCGTAACAAGTCAAGATGTTACACGTAACAATGATGTAACAAACGTAGATGTTACGGATAAGAATAAGAGTAAGAATAAGAAAGAGAATAAGAGTAAGAGTAACAACAACAACTTTAGTAGTGGTTGTTACGATAAAAATGCTGCCGTTACGTGTAACAGTTACGAAAATGTTACGAGCGATAATAATCCTGTTGCCTTTTGGAATCAAAATGTTACGCCGATAACACCATATATTGCAGAGCGGTTACAGGCTATTGCTAAGGAGCACGGCGAGCTAATAGCCATGCAAGCGGTAACAATAACAGCACAGCAAGGCAAGAAGTCAATAGCCTATTGTGAGGGAGTTGCAAGAAACCTTGCGAGCGGTGACAATCAAAAGCCAAAGAAACCGCCGGATAATTTTAAACCGCAAGACGACCAAACAGACCTGGACAAATATTTTTAGTGAGGTGATAGCATGAATGCGAATGATGTTCAGAATTCGATTACACTTGCTGTAAATCACATTGCTAAAAATGCTTCACAGCTTAATAAGCAAAACGAAAATGATTATTACGAAAACGGTTTGCTTATGTGTGGTAAATGTCATACGCCGAAGCAATGCAGAGGTTTCTTGTTTGGTGTTGAACGAACTGTAACCTGTATCTGCAAGTGCAGAGCGGAAGAGCTTCAGGCAGAGCGTGAACGTGAGGAGCATGAAAAGCGACTTGCTAGGGTACAAGAGCTTAGAAAAGCTGGCTTCCCGGAGCGTGAGCTTCAGTCACAGACTTTCAGCCATGATGACGGCGCAGATGAGCGGACGATGCGAGCAATGAAGAATTTTGTTGAGCACTACGATGATTTTCGCAGGATGCATAAAGGATTGCTGCTTTACGGAAATTCCGGGAGCGGAAAGACGTTCGCCGCTGCGTGTGTTGTCAATGCACTGATTGATAAAGGTGTAGCTTGCTTAATGACTAATTTCGGCAGAGTGTTCAATACCTTGTGGGGCACTGAACAAAAGCAAGCATATCTTGACGGATTTAATCAATTTGAGTTGTTAGTGCTTGACGATTTAGGAGCAGAACGGCGCACGGAGTTTGCTCAGGAGCTGGTGTTCCAGATCATCGACAGCCGTTGCCGGAGCGGATTGCCTACAATCATTACAACCAATTTGCCGATTGAAACAATCAAAAAGCCGCAGACGATAACGGAAACAAGAATCTATGACCGTATTTTGCAGATGTGCCACCCGGTAGAGGTTACACACGCAAGCAGACGCAGGAAGAAGGTTGCAGAAGGCTTTGCTGCTACCAACAAGTTATTAGGATTATAGGAGGGAATTATGGACGATAAAGACAAGAGATATTTTTCAATACTCGTCAATTTCTATATCAATATGTATCGTGACAGCGGCGAAATCTATTATCTGCATAAGGCTGCTGCTGAAATCAACGCAGTAATAAAAAAAGAAGGCGGCGAAATTTTCTGCCAGGACAATCCGTTAAAGAGAAAGGAACAAAAAGCATGAACAAAATCATTTTATTAGGAAGACTGACAAAAGACCCGGAGGTAAGATACACTTCTACAAGCAAGGTTGTTGCTCAGTTCACGCTTGCGGTAGACAGACCTTATTCCAAAGACAAGCAGCGTGAAGCGGATTTTATCCCTGTTGTTATTTGGGGTAAACAAGCTGAAATCTGTGGCAACTACCTTAGCAAGGGACAGCGTGTGTTAGTTGAAGGCAGACTGCAAATTCGCAGTTATGAAGCTAAAGACGGTCAAAAAAAGTATGTAACCGAGGTCATTGCGGAGCACTTTGAATTCATTGAGCGTAGAGAGCAAGGCGGCGAATCCCAACAGACACCGGGAGAAGAAAGCCAGGACTTCCAAGGTTTTGGCAGCACAGTACCTTTTAATGAGGAAATTCCGTTTTAAGCGAGGTGCAGCATGAAGATTAAAGACGAAGTTAACCGCTTGCGTAAGCTGGCGTGGACTGAAATCGAATTAAAGAAAGATGATTTCAAGAAGATTTGCAGTGAATATTGCTTTTTGTACAAAACGATATATCACCAGACCTACAATCCTAGCATGAAGCTGATTAGCACGTGGGGAAGAAGCAAGGTGTATGTTGATAAACTTGAATACATTGATGTGCTTCAGGACTTAGCTTATCTGAGATACGCTTTCAGCAGAATGAAATTCAAGGGGTACAAGAAACATGAATCAGCTTAAAAGTATCCTCGTGGGCAAGCGTAGCAAGGCAAGCGGTTCGTTCTTTGAAAAGATGATTGACGCAGGCTGCCAGTATTACGAGGAACATGGCATTGCAAAGATTGAGAAACAGAGCGAACCTGTACATTATATCCGCCCTTATGGAGCGCATGGACAGTTCATTGCGAATTATGCAAAGAAAAGCGGTGTCGACTACAAGGGGACGCTTAGGGGTGGTTTAGCGGTGTGCTTTGAAGCAAAACACACCGACGGCGATAAGATGCTGCGAAGCAGACTTGAACCGCACCAGCTAAAATACCTGAAGGTTCATCACTTTTTAGGAGCAAGGTGCTTTATCCTGGTATCGTTTAATCTGACAGATTTTTATAATGTGCCGTTCCTTGTATGGGAGAATATGAAGTCGCTATATGGAAGGCAGTACCTGAAGCGTGACGATCTGGAAGAATACAGAATCAGTAATACAGGCAGAGTGTTAAAATTCCTGGCTGTAGTAACGGAGGGGCAACAGTGAAATATTTACTTGGAACAACCGCAGAAGGCAAGCAGTGCTGCCCTCATTGCAAACAGGAAAAAATAAAGCTTGTCTACGGCGCAAAAATTGTAGACAGAAAAGGTGCTGTAAAATGGGCGTTTAGATGCTCATCGTGCTATGGCACTATTTGGCTAAAGTAAAGCGAAAGGAAGTCGGTTTAATGCAGAATAAGGATTGGAGCTATCTGCTAGGGCAGAAAATAGGTATGCTGACAGTGCTTGAAATATATCCGCCAGGCGTTATCAGCATCAGGCCTAAAAAGAAGGTTTCTGTTGCAAAATGCCTTTGCGAATGTGGCACTGAATGTTACAGAGATGTATCTAACCTAGCCCGGCGGCAAGGAATGAGCTGTGGAGGCAAGGAGTGCAAGCACAAAATCATGAGCCTTGCGCAAATAAGAAGGCAGGAAACTAACAAAAGCAAGGCTAAAGCTCAGAAGCCTGCCGAGAAATTTTTAAAAGATGAAGAGCCGATAATCACGAAAAAACTGAAAAACAAATATGTCTGCCCTTTTCCGTTCCCCGGCTGCGTAAGAAGCGAGGTTTGCCACGTATGCTGCTGGGAATGTGATAAGGAATGTAAACAGTGCAGTAATAATCCACAATTGTGCGGAGCAAGGAGATTAAGATGAGAAGTGTTAAGGAAATTTTAGCAAACGAAAAGTTTCAATCCGACAAGAAAAATGATTTTGCTTTTGAAGGCTTAGTATTGACAGGCTTCCTGCATCTGCCGGGAATCAAAAAGAGCTTGCAGTGTGTTGTAGGTGTTGAGCCTGATCAGGACGGCAACCAATGGGAGCACGTGAGCGTGAAATTTTGCGGCACAACGAATAAAACGCCGTCATGGGAGGTTATGTGCCAGGTTAAAGACGTGTTCTGGCTACCGGAAGAAGAAGTTCATCAGATTCACCCAAAAGAAAGCGAGTATTTACACGGCGTAGGCAGGATATACGATGTTTTGCATCTGTATCGTCCTGTAGGTGGCTGGAAACAGAATCCAAACAGAGGTAAGAATGAGGTAATGTAAATGAGTAAATTTCTAAATGTAATCATCGACATGATCGTGGTTATATCAATCATCGGCATACCTGCTATGCTTGGGGCTCTGTTAGGTGCTGCGATTGGGTGGTTAATATGGCTGTGGTAAAGCGAAGACAGCAGAAGCTGAAATATTATCGTTACTGCTTGCGTAAAGCACGTGAGCTGATGCGTAGCGAGTTAAGAAAATGTGAAGTTTTGGCAGGGAGGATGAAAAAATGACAACAAAAAGAGATTTAGACGGCATTTATTTTAGAGTTAAACGCGGTAAACATTGGGAAAGCATCTGCTTTAGTGACTTGTCAGACGAAGAAATGGACAAGGTGCTTGAAGGGCATAGCGTAGAGTGGTTGAAGAAAACGTGCAAAATCCTGGGCAGAACAATAAGAGGCATTGGCGATAAGCTGGACATTTGCCGTGAACGCAAGGAGGAAGAGTAAATGCTAATTAAGGTTAATAGCAGAATGTGGGAAAATTTTAACTGCGTTAACAGTCTATCCTTACAACGCTGCATAAGAGGAACAGGAAAAGACGTTTATATTGTCAACATTTGCGTCGGTGGAAAAGAAATTCAATATAATCAATATGATTCCAAAGAAGAAGCAGAAAAAGCTATGGATGAACTCGCAGAAAAAATCAATGCAACGCAAGGAGCTAATAATGGATAAGCCGTTTATTTTAGATCCGTGCTGTGGAAGCAAGATGTTCTACCATGACAAAGAGAGCGACGCTGTTATGTTTTGTGACATACGAGAGCTGCATACAAAGCTCTGCGACGGAAGAGAATTACATATTCAGCCTAACAAGCTAATTGATGTAACTAACATGGAAGACATAGCCAACGAAGCATTTAACTGTATCATCTTCGACCCGCCACACCTGGTAAAAGTTGGCGAGAGCAGCTGGTTAGCGCAAAAATACGGAAAACTACCGGTCCTATGGGAAGAGTGGATGATAAAAGCGTTTACTGAGTGCTTTAGAGTGCTTAAACCTGGTGGGATGCTGCTGTTTAAATGGAGCGACGAAGATATTCCGCATAAAGATGTGCTGAGATGCGCCCTGCCTTATCTTCCTCTTGCCGGAGATAAGCAAGGGAAAACACGTTGGACATTTTTTGTAAAAATAGAGAGGTGATAATAATGACCGTCGAAGAGTTTTATAAATGGGCAGTCAAACATGACTGCGAAGGAATGGAAATAACAGTCAAATGCTATGACGAAAATGGTAAAGAAGATGAATGCTGGCTCATTAACGACCGGTGCATCGAAGAACGTCAAGGCAAGGAAGTGGTTATTAATTTGAGATAAAAGTTGAAAGGAAGCGGAGGTAGTAGCAGTGAGCAAAAATCTTATTCCAGCAGTCACTGAAATGCTGGGGCTAAAATTGAGAGAAAAATTTATAATTGACAGGTATAACGAAGTATATTTTTTCACCGAGGAAAATTTGGAAGTAAACAAGGCATATCCTCAAAATATACCATTACTTGCATCACCTGATGTGTTGGAAGCATTAATCAAGGGAGAATGCGAGATTATTAAAATTCCCTGGCTGCCGAATCGTGACGAAGATTATTGGACGTTTGGATTGTATTGCGATAAATCTTCAAAGCTGAAGTGGATTGCAACTAGGATGACTTGGAACGGCGAGCCTGACGATTATGCAGCCTATAAAGCTGGGTGGGTGTTCGCAACGCAAGATGATGCGGAAAAAGCATTGTCGAATGTAGCTAAAGAGCTAAAGACGCCATATATATTAAGGGGGCAATTAAATGGCTAAAAGATTATGTTGTGGTTTTCGTGGAAAAATTTATTATACCGATGTCAACGAAAAAGAAGGCATTATGGTAGGTCAAAGAGTAGAGGTTACAGATTCAGCCGTTGAAGCTGTTATGGAAAAGCTATGTTATATGGCTGAAAGCAAGAAACCGTTTGACGGCAAGGCTGAAATTGAAATCAACGGCTTTAAATTGAGCATTGACGGCACAGGCAATCCTGGATTCATGGAGAAATATGGAGAGCTGAAAGAATGACCAGCGTTTTAATTACAAAAATATTATTGGCAATTACATTCACTGTTGCTTCCGTTTTCGGTGGCTACTGGATAATGACAATTTGCGCAGCGATAGCAGATGAAAAATGGGACAGATGGACAGAAGGTCTTTTGTTCGGCTGCTTTGTCGACATATTGATTTTTTTGATAATCTACGGTGCTTGGGTGGTGTGAAAAATAACGATTAAAGAGCTTTACGAATATGCTAATGCCAACGGCTTTGAAAATCTGCCGCTTCAATATGGCTTTGTCGATGACAATGGCATCTATTATCCGGACTATTTCAGATTTGCTGATTTTGATTACAATATCGACAATGTAACGATGATGTTTTATGTTGCTGGAGATAAAGAAGCTAAAGGGTTGCAGAAAAACACAGGCTCTACAATGGAATATGTGGGAGCAGGAGATGATGCAGCTATGGGCGTATACAAATGCTCTCAATGTGGCTCTGAGGTGCAGAATTATGAATACTATGATTTTTGTCCATGGTGTGGAAATAAAATTAAGGGGTGGGAGTAATGATTGACTATAAAAAAGCAGAACAGGCGAAAAAGTTGCTTGATGAAAGCGGTGTAGATTATGTGCTCGCTATGGAGGGATTATAAATATGTTAGATAGAGAAAATTTCGATAAAGAGATGACTATTTTAAAAAAAAAATTAAATGAGCTTGGGTACAAAAGAGTGCAGATAACGCGTACTGTAAGCTCTAGTGATAGTAGTACTGTTGCAATTCATTTAGCAGTAATGAAAAATTTTAAACAAAAGTATTAATAAAAACTTTTTCGATGCAACAGAATAATGACGTATGACGCAGTTTGCGAACTACGAGAAATGGTATCACAGGCAGCGGCAATCCATATAGAAAGAGAGAAGAGGGAGTGATAACTGATGAAAAAATATATTGTTTACGGTAAAGTAACAGCTTTTGTATCAGTAGAATTAGAAGCAAAAAACAAAAAAGAAGCCATTGAAAAGGCTTACGAAGAGTGTTCTGGACCTATGAATTTTGTTGGCAATGGTGGCACTGATAAGCTAATTGGCGTGTGTGACACCGATTCTGCTACGGTTAGCATTAACTGTGATGATGAAGTTGAATACACCGAAGTAGAAGAAATTGACTAAAGGAGGAATAGCAAATGACTCCAGAACGTAAGAAATGGTGGGGTAGCCTGCCAACGAAGCAGAGATATTTGTACAGAGAAATTGCGCATTTGAAGTACGAAAGAAGCGCAGAAAAATATCATGCGAATACAACGTGGAGCAGCACGGTTAAAAGAATTGCTCTTGGCCATGTCAATTGTTATACGGCTCATATCCGTGCTTTAAAGCATGAACTTGACCGTACAACGGTAGTGACGTATACAGAGCGCTACGAAGGGGCGACAGGTATTTGCCGCTGTGAAAAGTGCGGCGGCAAGTTTGAAGAGTTTGGACAGTCGCACTGCTGCTGGTGTGGTAGGAAGATTGTGGGGTGTAAGAGTAATGAGTAGATTAAAAAGGTGTCTATGCGATAGCGCCGCAGAGTACAAAGAATTTGCAACGTATAAATCGTGCAGAAAATGTAAGCATAGCTGTGCAAAGCGGAAAGTACCTTGTCGACAAAAGTTTTCGTGGTATTATCATCAAAATGATTGGACTGACGAGTTTTTAGCTAGGCTAGGGGCGAAGCCGAGATTAAGAATGCTTACAAAATATCGTATGCTACTTGATAAAATGGAAGCTCGTGAAGTAGTAAAGCAGGCAATAGCGGAGTATGGATATTTGCCCACACGAAAAGAAATCTATGATGATAAACAAATAGAATACGATATGGAACGTGAATGGGCATATCTCGACACATGGGATTGTCGCTGATAAAGGGAGGAGGAAGAGTAATGAATGAGCCGATTGTTTCACCGTGGCTGATTTACTGGGTGGGGCGCCTGGACATAATACATGGCTTTTGCTGCATAGTAGGATTCTTCCTAACGGCTGCCACCATCTTTATTGGAATAATAAAACTTGTAGACAACGATTATTACAGCGATACCGCAAACAAACGGTTTTGGAGTTCCTTAAAGAAATTGGTCTGCGCAGCTCTAATTTTTGATGCACTCGCATCGTTTATACCAACCAGAGATGAAGCAATAGCTATGTATGTGGCAAGGTATATAACACCAGCCAACATCGAAGCTACAGGCGAATTTGCAGACAAGGCTGTGGATAAGCTGATTGAGAAAATAGCAAAGGCAAGTAAGGCTATAAAGGAGTGATAGTAATGACGTTAGATGAATTTGTAGCGGTCGTGTTGATTGTGGCGCTCGTCCCGGTAGCCATTATCCAATGGATGGGCTTAATCGTGGCGATTGTAGAGAGATTTAAAGAAAAGGAGTGATAACATGGCAGAATTATTATTGACCGCTGGCACTGACGAAGAATTTTTCGCCATTATCAGCCTTACGATGTTCATGGTGTTTTTGGTATATATAGGTTTTGAGATTTACGACGAACACTGTGAAAAGAAATGGAGGAAAGAAGATGGGCAAAAATCTAATCCCCGAAATCGCTAAAATGTTCGGCGTGGAGATAGGGGAAGAATTTAAAGTCAAAGGTGATGATGAATTGACCTACATTTTCACCGACGACGGATTAAAAATAACCTTTGCTGGCGGCATTGAAATAGCCCAAACATCTATTAACTCAGCCTTTGTTGCCTTGGTGATGGGCAAAGACGAAATTGTGAAGTTACCGTGGAAGCCAAAGAAATGCGATGTTTATTATACGTTTTCTTTCGGAGGCCTTAGCGAAGAGTGGGTTGTTGTGAAACAGCAGTGGGATGCGCACCCCTATGAACGTGCTTTATTAGACAAAGGCTGGGTTTACCGCACGAGCGAAGAAGCGCAAGCTGCCTTGCCTAAGGTAGCCGCTGAATTAGGAGTGGAGTATGAGCTATAGGAGGCTTTGAATGAATTATGGCGATAAACATACAGAAGATAGTCTTAGCTCACGTTTAGGGCGCTTATACGGCATTGAGCGTGGCTTAGATTGTGGTCCGAATATCATAATGGACAGGTATTGGAAGATATGGGACGGCGGAGAACGGCAAGACCGATACTCGGGATGCTACGAAGCCGACTTTCTGTACATAACCAATAGTAATTATCTTTATGAGGTCGAAGTTAAAATCAGCATTTCAGATTTTAGAGCAGACCAAAAAAAGAATAAATACCATGACCATCCAGACGTTAAAGGCTTATACTATTTCGTTCCGAATGAGCTTTATAGCAAACATGAGGGTGAAATTAAGGCTACGTGCAGGGAAAAAGGTGCAGGCTTAATTGTAGATGGACATCCAATCACAACAGTTTTAAAGCCGAAAGTGCGTAAAGAAGTTAAACCACTGACCGATAACGGGTATATTCATTATCTGCGACTGTTCGCAAAGAAGTGGGTAAGAGTAAGGAGGGAAAACAATGACGATTAAAGAGCTGTATCAATGGGCGAAAGCTAATGAATGCGTCGACTATGAAATCAACATCGAGTGCTACGATGAAGATGGTGATGTATCCGAAACATGGCTTGACGATGTATGGTTGTTGAAAGTGCGTGATAATAGCAGCGATATACTGATTAAATGCACTGAATAGAGCTTTACACGAGAAAACTGCAACATGTTGCAAAAATCTCTTGTAAAAGTTGTTGCAAAAAACGCAACAGCTCAAAGTCCTTTGAAAAAGCTGCACGTGGGGACAAAAACTCCCTTGAAAATTTAAGGAGGTGAAAATGCATGAATAAAGCATATGTTTTTGCGAACGCCGCAGACTACGATATTGATGATATATCGGAAGAAATAACATTTGCTGAAACAGCAGGAAAGGCTAAACAAGATTTCAGCATGATGAACGGCATAAATTATAAGGACATCAGAGTCTGGCGTATGCCTTGGGCAGACAAATACGAGAGCGTTGACAAAATCCCTGTTAAGGAATGGTTAGACCACGGCTGGCATTTCACTTGCAATACCTGTGGTGCAATAATAGAAGATGCGACAAATTTTTACATCAGCAATGAAGGGTTCTGTTGCAAGAAGTGTTTTGATGAGTGGGAGAAAGGAAAATGAAGGCATATAGCTACGAAAATGACATAAACTTTTACAACTACATCGTTTTTGCTGACAATTCAGAAGAAGCGAAATCTATGGTAGCCGTTGCTGAAGGCTGGAACGCTGATGAAACCGAGGATATTAAAGTATGGCGCGAGCCAGAGCTTGACGCATACCATGATAAGGATATTTCAGCGGTTGCATTACTTGCTGCCGGGTGGGGGCTGGAATGTCCTAATTGCGGAGTAATTAACAGTGATGATAACGATTTGCCGACATATAATGACGATAAAGCCTATTGTGGAAAATGTGGGGCGGAATTGGTTTGCTTGGAAGATAGGGTTTTGCGTAAAACTTCCTTGAAAAAGTTGTAGGTTGGGGCAAAAAGTACCTTGAAAAAGTTGAGGTGAAAATTATGAAAAGAACCATTGGCAATAAGCTAAACGACTACAAACATTTGAAACCGCCCGGAAGTGAATTTTTGCCACGCTTAGTAATGATTAGACGTGCCGTAAATGTTGTTTTTAGAAGAAATAGATATGCGTGGCTCAGTTTAAAAAAATTGTTTGTGCAAAGAATGAAAGCAAAGCACCCGGAAGCCGTCAAAAAATGGCCGAAAAATCGTAGATAGTAAGGAGTGAGAAAATGCTGATTAAGATTGGCGAAACGCAATGGATTAAAGCAAAGAAAATAAATGCCGTGCAACTATGTAAAAAAACCGGAGAAACGTGGGGGATTCGCGTGTATGCAGGCGCATGTGTATTTGACCATAGCACGCATGATAACAAGGAGGAGGCCTTGCGGCAATTAGATTACTTGGCTTTAACTATAAACAGTAAAAATAAATAACTAGCCCTAGGGTGCGGCGGCTGGGTTGCCGAATGGCAGTAGGTTTCCAAGAATTCCCACGCCGCCGCTTTTTATAAAGGAGAAATAAAAAATGATTGATTACAAGAAAGCACAGAAAGCTGATAAATTGTTGTTGGAAAGTGGTGTTCCGTTTATGCTTGCTTATGACAATACCGACAAGCATATGATTTGCCGTGCGTTCGGCAACTATCCAACACTTAAAGAGTTTATAGTGACGATGATGGTGCAGGCAGTAGTAAACGTACAGAGCAAATACGGCGAAGAAGCAGCTATGAAAGAATTAATGGGTATGATGACTGAAGCAGCGCAACAGTATTGCGAAGAAACAAAAAAGGGGGCAGAAAAGCATGAGCTCAATTAAACCTGCATTTGTGAATATGGAGCAGCAGAAACGCATAAACAATATCGTGCGTGCTGCTGAACATCTTGAAGAAGTCATTAAGCAGAATTGCCCTGAAAACTATGAAAGGAAAATAGCCTTGCGAACGCTTGAAGAAGTGGTTATGTGGGCAAATAAAGCAATCGCGTTTGAGGGTGCAGATGATTGATAATGATGAATATTATCCTTGCGATAATTGCGACAATCTTTGTGACGAATGGGAGCGGCAATACTGCTGTGAGCTATGTCGCTATTACGGCGGTGGTAACGAAATGGAATGTGCCCATTGCGACCCGATGAATATTTAAGGAGGGAACAAATGAAAGATGAAAAATTACTTGTCCTGCTGTTTGCATTTAGATATGCCGTAAACAGGCTAGGCACACAGGCATTGGCGCAAATTGAAAATGAGCTGGATGCTAACATTGAAAACTTTCCGGATTGGATGTTAACACAGATGCAGTTCGAAATTGAAAGAAATTTTAACTACATGGAAAGAAAACTGGAAGAAACAGGAAAAATTGCATTAGATGATGATTGTCGATTTCAGCAATATTTGTTGGATGCAATAAAGGCGCAAAGAGCCAAATTAGCAGGTACAACCAATGGAAATATGCTTAATTGATATTGTCAGTTGCACACTGCTTGACGTAGCTGTTATGTGTGTAGCTTTATGGATGTTAAACAGGGAGTGGTAAAGTGAAATATTTACATCTTGTTGCAAGTATTTGTATGGAAATTCTTGCTATTATTGGTACTATTGGAATCCTGGTTATAATCTGGAGAGATATTTTAGGAGGTTTTTAAGATGATTAAATTTTTACCGACGATTGACGCACCAGCGGACACGAAGCTTCCGCAGCGTAGCACTCAGTTTTCCGCAGGCTATGACTTTTACGCACCGACAGATATTTTTGTTCCAGCTGGCGGTGAAAGTGTACTTATTCCGCTGAACATCAAAGCTATTATGCCTGGCGATATGGTTCTGATGCTGTTCATCCGCAGCAGTCTTGCGGTTAAGTTCAATTTGTCGCTAGTTAACAGCGTAGGCATTATTGATAGCGATTATGCTAACAATCAGGACAATGACGGCAATATAGGCGTTAAATTCAGAAACAACGGCAGCGAAACCATCATCATCAGAGAAGGTGAACGCTGTGCACAGGGAATCTTCGTCCGTTACTGCGTAACCTCGGACGATGAAGCAAGTGCTGTTCGTGGTGGCGGTTATGGCTCAACAGGACGCTAAGCTTTATCTTATTAGCTGGCGCAGTTTGATTTCGGGCGAGGTTGATTTTCACGACAGAGTGTTAGCTTCTTCGCCTGAAGAAGCTATAAAGATAGCTAGCAAAGGAGAATTTTCAGAACTTCTCGAGCTGTACGACCCGGAAGTAGAAGAAATGTAGGGAGTGTATAAAATGCCGAAAAAAGAAAAAAGCATTGAAGAACAAATCAAAGAAGAAACAGCTATGCTTATAGACAGTTTTTTGAGGTGGGAACATATCCGGACCTATGGATGCCAAGACCCTTTTTATCCTGACGGCGAAAATATGAATTTAATAAGGAATCATATAATTTACGGAAAGAGCAGACTTGAAAAGCTGTGTAGCAATATTCCTTTGCCAGCCCAATATTATATGCCGACACCTGAGGAAGTTGACGCAAACTATATGGCTGCCGACGGAAAGTATTACGATTACCGGATAAAAAAGTTCGCAGGATCATATCCCGGCATTACCACTAAAACACCGAATGATATAAGCAACCAACAAGAATTATTTTAGAGGTGCTACATGAAAACACCATGCAGAGGATGCACAGAAAGAAAAATAGGCTGCCACGCTACTTGTAATGCTTTTAGCGAATGGAAAATCCAGCAGTGTAAAATACTGAAAGCCATGTATCTTGAAACGCTTTCACCTACAGCTGGAGCAGTTGCCAGACACAAAAAATGGATAAAGGAGCATAAGTAATGAAAGTAACCAAAACGCCGCTTGAAAGCGTAGAAGCGCACAGTAAGAATCAATATGTTGCATATAACAGCTCATTCACAATGCTGTTGCCTGAAAGTAACGTAAATCATCCCAAACACTACACCAAAGGCGATATTGAATGTATAGATGCTCTAAAGGCTGCTACAGTTGGCAAAACAGGCATTGAAGCTGTCTGCGTTGCCAACATTATCAAATATTTGTGGCGTTACGAAGAGAAGAACGGCGCAGAAGACTGCCTAAAAGCAAGATGGTATCTTGACCGCCTTATCGAAGAACTTAAATAACAGAAGGGAGTAAGCGCATGGAAAATATGACTGTAAATGAAAATCAAAGCACGATAACCGTTCCGCTGGCGTATTTCGAAGACCTTATCGAACGTGTGGCAGAGCAGACCGCCAAAAAGACATCTAAAAAGCTGTGTGATGATTTGTACAGCAAAGAAGCACAGCGAAGGGATTTCGACAAGCGACTGTATAACGTGCGCTTGCTGCTAAAGAATTACAGAAGCCTTCAGGAGCACGCAGCGTTAAAGACTAGCGAGATTGTTAATATCGACGATGAGCAGATTTCAGCTATCGAGATTCTTGATTCGTTCCAAAACCTGAAAAGCATGGGAGCTAATGAGCTGAAGCTTGAAAGCATTATAAGCTCAACCATGCGAACGAAAGTGCTAATAAACTACATGGACGACATGATAGCACTTTACAAGCAGACCAGGTATAACAGCGGCAAGCAGGAAGATTTGCGCCGGGCAGATGTGCTTGACGTGCTGTTCCTTAAACCTTGTCCGCCGGAAGCGTATGTCACTGATATAGTAGCAAGTCTTGCGCAAAAATGGTCAGTGAGCGAAAGGCAGATATGGCGTGATACAAACGATGCTGTCGAGCAGCTAACCGCTTTACTGTTTGGCGTGGATGGCGTAAACCTGCTGGAAGATAAAAAGCGCAGAAGAGCAGCTCGGCTTGCTGAAGAAAAGAATATCGAAAAATAATAAGAAAAACTCACCTTTTATAAAGAAAATTCTTTACAAAAGGTGAGTTTTATAGTATAATATAAGTGTAGGGAAGATAAGAAAACCTACAAAATAAAGAGTGAGGGAAGTCGGTTGAAATGTTAGAAGAAAAGGTAAATGAATTAATTAGTGAGTTTTGGACAAGAAAAAATGAAATGGAAGAATCCGTTGAAAGCGTAGGCTTGTATGTAGCAGAAAGCAATGGCGAATATGTTACTGTTGCTGCTGAAGGCATCGACGAACAAGCAGTCCTGTACTTAGGTTATGCAAATGAAACAATGTGGATTAAACGCATCGTAATTCTTGATGAAAATGGTTTTGAAAAGGAGGATTAAAAAATGACTTATCAAGAAAAGCAAGAAATGAAAAAGCTTGCCTGCAAATGCCTGGAAAAATACTTCGGCTTTGCTCCGGCGATGAAGCAGATTGTTCTGCTTGAAAGCGCAAGCAATGGATATACAGTTGATTATCTTCTGTTCAGCATCGGCTATAACGGAAGAGAATTTCAGCTCAGACGAACTTTTGCCTGGGGCAAAGACACCGTGGAATATAAATATTGCCGCTACGATGTTACCATGATTGAACAATAGAAAGGAGTAGAACAACATGAAATTAAACTACAAACAGTTAACCTACATCATTGAAACACTTAGAGAGGCTAAATGCAAAGCTTATGATACTTGGATGGACAAAAAATTCGAGTTTGAAAAAGCGCAAGATGATGCTAATGAATGGCTTGAAAATCACCCAACAGCAAAGATGGGTGATGATATGACTATATCTGATATTATCGGAGATACTGAGGATGAATACGAAAAAGCTCGTGACGTTTACTACATGGCTGAAGAGATTTATCGTAACTTTACCGAAGGTGAAATTGAAATTTAAGGAGGAAGAACCAATGAAAGAACCTAAAGACATGACTAACGAAGAATTAAAGCAGGAAAACGCTAGGCTGATTAAGATTTACAACAGCTCGCGCGACCCATGGCATCATCAATGCTTGAATGAGCACTTTGAAGAGCTGGAAGAAATTGCAGCGGAAAGAGGTATAGAGCTTTAAAGCTGATGACAGGAGCTTAAGCTCCTGTAAAGCTACCGGGCAGAAGGTTCAAAGTCCTTGCCAATAGCTTTAGAAAGGAAGTCGATTTTATGAACTATGCAATTTTACTGAAAACTGTGGTTGATGCCAATGGCAAAACAAACTCTGTGGAGAAAGTGCCAATGATGGAGGTATTCCCAACTATTTCCCTTGAATCTATGTACAAGCTTTGCGAATGCGAGTTGGTCGATATTAAGGATATGCCGCTTCAGTTAGTAGAATTTGACGGCGAGCTTGGAATCATCCCGGCAGTCACCTTGGTGTTCGATGAAGAATTTCTTCTGAAGACCGAAAAGCCTGTAGCCAATGAGCTGGCAAGTGTTATTTATGGTTACGGCAGATTACATGATCAGTGCCTGTGCGGTAACGTGCTGCTGTGCTACACAAACGAGGAAGGCGACTGCATGCCGTTCAGCGAGGGTGAAGCGAAAGCTATTGTAAAATGCTTGACAAAAATCAATAACCATATCGGAGATATGGAATTTAAGGTCCAAAAACCAATGATGAAATTTATGACGTTTTAGGAGGGATACATAATGTTGAAATACAAAGATTACTCAACCTTAATCAATGAACAGCAAAAGGAATACGAAAGCTTTACCAAAGATAAAATGTTCTTTGCTTTTACCGAAGAACAGTTTAACGAAGGCATGAAAAGATTTGGTTTAGCTCCGGATGATACCGACAAGGTTTATCAAATCGGCTTCGGAGGATATATCCTTCGTGCCCAGGCTAAGGCCCATAATGATTTGGTAAAACGCCTGAACATCGAAAAGAAGGAGCACATGAAAGATTTCGACTTCTTGAAATCAGCTTTTCATTACGAACTTGCTAACCATGAGTTTTGTGTAACTTATGAGCTTGACGATACGCTGGATGCTTTGCTTTTAACTTATGAACAAGTTAACTCTGATCCGGTTATGAAAAAAGCTTTACTTGAAGCAAAGAAAGAATATCTTAAGAATTGTGAAGATTGGATGTGATTAATGTGAGAACAAGACAACTTATAAAGTATGTACTGATGCTGGAAACGCTTCCTCTTGCCGGAGATGAGTTCCATGAACTCATGGCAAATACAAAACGTCGCCAAAAGAGAATCGATGCACTGCGTGAAAAGCTTCTGATGCCAGCAAGCTGCTATCCCTACAAATCATTATAAATAGAAGAACCAGCGTACACCGAAAGGTGTGCGCTGGAAAAAAGATTGGAGTGAAAGTTATGTGTAAAGTAGCAGACAAAAGTTATAGAGAGTTATGCGAAGCGTTGCTGGGGCAAGAAGCTTATAAGGTTTCCGAATTAACGGCACAGAAATTGTATCGCCTGGAAGATACAGACGAGCTGAAAGCATATGGTTTAGACAAACAGAAAGCAGAAGCTTTCTTGTGTGGTGTAGAGTTAGGCAAAAGAGCTTTCACCGAAACCAAAGCTGAGGAAAAAAGACACTGCTGTGATCCGCAAGACTTGGCTGAATTTATGATGCCGAAGTTGCGGTATCTGAATCATGAAGAGTTCTGGGTAATTGCAGCAGACAGCAAGAGCAGAATTATTGAAGCAAGAGCTATACTGAAAGGAACGCTGACAAACTGTTGTGTTCATCCTAGAGAGATTTTCAAGTATGCCATTATGAAAAACGCTGCTGCAATTTTTGTAGCACATAATCATCCTTCAGGCCTTGCAACACCTAGTGCTGACGATAAAAAGTTAACCAGGGATATTGTAAAAGCCGGGGCAATAATGGGAATACCTTGCTATGATCATATCATTATAGGTGACGGCAGTTACTACAGTTTCCAGGAAGATGAACAAATGTAAGGAGGAAAGAAAAATGAACGCTTATGAAATTATGTACGTTATGCGCCCGGAGCAGGAAATAGTCGAGGATGTTATCTTGAAGTTCAATGACTTAATAGCTTCTAATGGTGGTGTAGTTGAAAAGACAGAACGCTGGGGAGAAAGAAGGATGCCTTACGTGATTCAGGACTACGAGAACGGTATTTATGTCCTGGTTACGTTTCATGCAAGCAAGAAGTGTGTACTCGAGCTTCACAAAGCAATGGATATTACCGAAGAAGTGCTTCGGCACATGATTATTAGAAAGGGGGTGTGCTAATATGACACCTTTTGATAAATTTAAGGAAACTGCTGCGTTAGTTAATCTTTGGATAACAGAAGAAAAACCTAAAATTGAAAGATTCGGCTGCCGAAACTGCCAGTACGCTCATTCAATGCATGAAAGCTTTGACAGATTCTTTACAAACCAATACGGAGCTTGCAGCTGTTTGCCAAACTGGTGCACTCCGATAGCTCGCATTGATGAATGTCCTAAAAAGAATAATCCTAGAGCTGGCAAGCTTAGTTCGATTTGCAAAGTTAACACGGAGGTATAAAATGGCTAATATCTGTTTCAATGACATTACAATGGTTGGAGATAAGGCAATACTGCAAAGGCTGCAAGATGATATTGAACGTCACCTAAATGAAAATGATGGCAGCATTTATAGATACGGTAATGAGCTTTACCCTGGCAGTAACTATGAAGGGTGGTTCGACGATGTTGGAGAAGTAACCAAAGCCAACGAAGAAGAATATTTCTTGCGGTTTACCGTAGACACAAAATGGACCCCGGCAATGGACTTTTTCGTAAGACTGGCAAAAGATAAAGGCTTAAAGCTTTACTATTCTGCCGAAGAACCTGGCTGCGAGCTTTATCAAACGAATGATGTTAACGGTGAGTTCTACGACGAAAGATATGTCTTGTATTGCAGAGAGTGCGAGATAACCTATTATAGCTCAAAGGAAGATTTAGTTGACGGACTAGAGTTTCTGTTCAAAAGGCGAGGTTATAAGGTGTTTAATAAAGAAAGCGCAATGGAATGCAGCATTAAGGAGCTTGAAAAAATCGGCAGAATATTCCTGGTAGACGGAACCAACACATGGTTTGATATAGGAGAATTTGAAATAGTTCCTGCCGGGGAAGAAAGGTAGTGGTTAACGTGAAAACATTGTATTTTGAAGGTGCTGGCTGGGAAAAGGCAGAGCGCAGCATCAACACCATAGGCAACTGCCGTGTTAGAACAGCATTTCACCTTGATAACGGCAAGGGAGTTTATCTTGAAATTGTTTGCGGTGAAATGCTTGGCGAAAGAAAGAAGCTTTATGGCGGCTTGCAGTATGTAGGCTTCGTAGACTTCTTATTCTACATCACGGATGAAGAACCGAACGATGACTGCAATAAGTATAAATTGCCCGGTATGCGTAACACTCATTTTGCTTATGACTTCGATTCGATTCTTGCTTTTGTGAATAGCTTGGGAGCATCGTTTGATAAAATATGTGTGCTGCCAAACCTTGCCGGATATAGAGTACATTCAGATGACCTGGCAAAGCGATACAACTATGCTGATGAGTTTACGCCAGACTGGGAGGTTATAAAGAGAGCGAAAAAAATTCACGAATACTTTTACCAGCTGGAGAAATCGGAAGGCAAGAAGTTCCCTAACTTCTCTCTGTACAATGACGAAGGCGACAAGACAAAGCTTTACTTGATCAGGTATTATAACGGCTATAATAAGAAATGGCTCATTGATGCGTCAAGTGATTCGTGGTTAAAAACGATGATTGAAGTATCTTAACAAAAAGCCTGCGGGAAATCTCGCAGGCAATATTTTTATAAAAGATTATATTGATTACATAAAGAGAACGCTGTATAATGATAAGAGATATAATAATTAAGGTGGTGCTACTATGTCAATAGAAAACAAAATCAAGGTATTAATCGCTTCAACAGGAAAAAACCAGGCTACATTAGCTAGGGAAATGGGCATTACGCCAATGTCCCTGAACTACAAGGTTAAAAAATGCAAATCACTTAAGCTTCTGCTGGAGCTTGCAACTGCCTGTGACTTTGAGGTAGTTCTGCGCAAGCGTGACGGCAGTATTGAGTATGAGGTAACTAGAGAAGATTTAGAAGAAAACTAACATTTCATAAAGAAAACTCTTTACAAAAGCAGAGAAATACAGTATAATATAATTGTAGGGAAGATAGAAAGCCTACAAGAAAGGAAGTCGGTTATAATGCTGGAAAAGAAAATTGCTGCTTTAAAAAATATGAGTAAAGAGGAATTAGTTGGTGAGTTTGAAAAAATTGTGCTGTATAATACGCAGCACCTGGAAGCTTGCTTGGGTAAATCTGGTCAGTATGAAGAAGCAATTAAGGCGGAAATTCTCAGCCGCATGAATTAAGGAGGGAGGAAATCATGAAGATAGGTCAAGTCGAGTTCACCTGGCGTGCACATCGTCAGGCGTGTGTTGTAAAAATCGGCGGTGAACAAAGAGTTTTCCGCTTCAATAAGAAAACGACTCGTAAGGAGCTGTTTGCGAAAATTCGCTCCTTAATTGCAGAAGCAGCTGGTACCCAAAAGGTTTGCCAGCATTGCGGTAAGCATTACTTCGGTGTAAACTCGCACAACTTCCTGTGCGGTGACTGTGCTCAGAAAGCTGCTGACATCCATCGTGAAGGTGTTGGCAATATTAAGGAGTTTTCCTTCAGCGAAGCTTTGCAGTACATTCCTGAAGGCGTTAACCCAATCGAATATGAGCGTAAAATCGACGCAGAAATTCGCGCGGAACGTCAAGCGTTGGTAGACTTGTGGAAACAAGATGACCAAGCGTGGAATTTGTACTGCTACGGAAAGAGGGCGAGCAAATGAAGTACGAAGTAACTTTTTCATGCGGTCACACCGGAACGGTACAGCTGTACGGCAAAGGTGATGAGCGTGAACGTAAGATTCGTTATTTTGAAGAATATGGTGTATGCTCCGAGTGTTACAAAGAGCGCCGTGCTATAGAAGCAGAAATTGGCTGCAAACATGTAACAATGTTCTACAGGACATATAAAACTGATTATAGTTTCTGCGACGTTTTAAACGATTCTTACGATAAGCAGGAAAAAACTATTACGGTGTTAGTTCCGGAAGCGTTGGCAGATTTTATAGATGCTAAAAATGAGGGCGGTGCTCCACTGTTTAATGCAGCTATTAAGATTGCTACCAATAACAAAAACAAGGAAGGAAAGCATTACGCAGAGTGCTATGAGATAGTCAAAGCCTATATCAAGGAACACGCAGACTTTGCCAAAGAATTACAGGCGTATATGCAACAACAATATAGATAAGCAAACCGAAAGGGCGTGATCATTTGAAGCCGGAAGATATTATCAAGTCTTACAATGCCGAAGGCAGCATTAAAAAAAGTAGCTGCACTGTTTTGCGTTTCAGAGCAGAAAGTCAGAAAGGTTCTCATTGATGCCGGAGCATATGAAAGTGATATGTCCATACAGGTCAATGATTTGTATGAGCAAGGGTACAGCGTGGAGAACATAGCCGAAAAATTACGTGTAAGCAAGAGCACTGTTTCAGCATATCTGCCGTACACTAAAGGCGTGTATCTTAGCGAAAATCCTTCCAGCAATGCTCTTAAAATAAGAAAGTGCAGAGCTAAAAATGGATAAACCTTTACATGATTTGCTAAATGAGTATATAGCAGCTTATAGCAAAGGTGAAGATAACCTAAGAGCGTTTTGGGAGTATGTTATAAGCATAGGAGCTTATGAACAGATGCGCCAGCTTGCTGTATACCAAGATGTTATTTTTAGCTACAAGAAAGACCAAACAAAGCCTGCCTGTAATGGCTACTGTGAAAAAGCCTACACAGCCGAAGATGCAGAGTTTGCCAGGATACAAATAGAGCACCTTTTAAAATCATGTCAGTAAGGTGTCATTTACAAGGCAATTAAAGGAATGATATAATTAAGATGCAACAGTTGGATGATAAATCCTTCTCCTAAAAATATGTTGTGTACTCAAAAAGCCGCCTACAAATGTAGACGGCTTTTAAAATATATAAAACATAACCGACATTTTATAAAGAAAACTCTTTACAAAAATAGTATAATGTAGTATAATATAAGTGTAGGGAAGATAAAGTACCTGCTAAATAAAGAGTAAAGGAAGTCGGTTAAAATGAAAAATATTTTTGAAGAAGCTTATCAAAAGGAACTCCAAGCAATCGCTGCGTTTGATGCAGCAAAAAATGACGAAGAAAAAGAAAAAGCCAGAGAGCTTCATAATGAAACCTTTGGACAGATAGGTAGCCTTGGCGAATTTGCTGTTCATATTTGGCGTGAATACCAAATCTCCAGGGAGCATGGCAATCTCAACTTAAATCTTTCCGAAATCGTTTGGGACCATCAAGTGCCTGAAATAGTGGCTTGCATGAAAGCGAACGGAATTGCAGGTTTTACCTTTTCAGGTACCTACACTGAAGCAATTAGAACCGCGTGGCTGTTCCAGCAAGAAGGTTGCGTTCTTGAAGGACTTGTTGAAATCAACAGCAGATATACCGATGCTTATGGAGATAGTTTAAAAGTTCCTGCGTTACAGTTTAGAGTAAAATAAAAAGCAAGGCGGTACAAAAAAGTACCGCCTTTTTATAATTATTTTTGAAAAAATACTTTACAAATAAACAAAAGTGTAGTATAATATAAGTATAGAAAGGAGGTAGAAAACGTGGATGAGGATTTCAAAAATGCAGCTGAAACTGTTTATTTCCTGGTAAACGCTATATTGGTAGCAATGCAAATACAGGAAAAAATTAAAAAACAGCAAAAAAAAGCAGCAAAAAAGCCCCCTGTAAATCGCAAGAGCAAGAAGCGTAAATAAAGAGGGCAGCAGGTAGGACGAGCGATCGTCCTCCTGCCTATATTCTACCACGTTTTAACAAAAATGAAAATACTAATTTGGTTGTTCACTATTGGCATTGTAGTCGAAGCAGTAAGAAATTTTCCTCAAATGAGCCTGCATGAATGGGTATTGTGGGCGCATGGCTTAGCTAGTGGAATTGTAATGTTGTATTGGTGGATAAGTAGGGGTTAACATGGAAAGTAAAAAATGGGGCGGTGTTCGCGAGGGAGCAGGCAGACCAAAAGGAAAGACTGCTGCTGGCGAACGCAAGGGACGCAATATTAGAGCGTTCGATGATGAATGGGAGCTTATAAAGCAATTCGCAAAAATTGTCAAAACTGACCGCCAGCGTGCGGAAGAGCTGCTAAAATTATTATAGTTTTATTGGACAGTGTAAAAAAAGCACTGTCCTTTTTTATTGTAAAAAGATGGAGGTACATCATGGATTTAAGAAACAAAATTACATTAATGGCGTTATCAGACATTACGCCGTATGAAAACAACCCAAGAAACAACGAAGAAGCTGTTGAAAAGGTTGCTAACTCTATCAAAGAGTTTGGCTTCAATCAACCTATCGTAGTCGACAAAGATAATGTTATCATTGTAGGTCATACACGCTATCTTGCAGCACAGGAGTTAGGTTTAACTGAAGCTCCGGTAATTGTTGCCGGGAACTTATCAGATGAGCAAGCAAGAGCTTATCGCCTGGCAGATAATAAAACCGGGGAACTTGCTGGCTGGGATTTTGAAAAGTTGGCGTTAGAGCTGGAACAAATTGAAAGTTTAGATATGGGTGAGTTTGGTTTTGAATCACATGATTTAGGCGGCGAAATAGGGGATTTTTTCGAAAATGCTCCTACATCTAATAGTAACGAGCATAAGCCTAAAACTGTTACTTGTCCGCATTGCGGCGAAGAATTTGAAATATGAAACTGTATTTAGCTGGCGGTATGAGCTACCGTGAGTTGCTATTTTGGGGGGGGCAATATGAAATTATTTCTTGCAGGTGATGTTCCGTGGCGCGAATTGATATATAGTAAGGCGATAATTAATTGTCCTGCTGCCGAAGAAAATCAGGAGGGTAATTCAATGAACATAATGCTCGCTGGGGGGGGAAGTAGAGCTGACGAGTTGGGAGAGCAAAGAAAAAAATATAAACCTTATATTCTCGAATCGTTTTTGCAAACAACCGAGAAGTCAGTAAAATATTTGCCTTATTATGGTGATTACATGCTCGATTCTGGAGCATTTAGTATGTTGATGGGCAATGCAAAAAAAGTTGACTTAAAAACTTATGTAGATTCTTATATTGCGTATATCCAAAAATACAATGTGCAGAAATTTTTTGAGCTTGACATTGACCCTATTGTAGGCTACGAAGAAGTTTTGAAAATCAGAAAATACATTGCTGAAAAAGTCGGAAGGTCACCGATTCCTGTATGGCATAAAAGCCGTGGCATGAAAGACTTTATTGAAATGTGCAAGCGGTATAAGTATGTTGCAATAGGCGGTTATGTTAGCGGCGAATTTGCAAAAGGTGAAGTTGAAAAATTTCCTTTGCTTATCAAAGAAGCACACTCGCATGGAGCTAAAATTCACGGTTTGGGATTTACTCAATTGAAATATTTGCCACGATTTCATTTTGACAGCGTAGATTCTACTGCGTGGGTATCTGGCAATAGATTCGGCGCAGTATATAAGTTCAATGGAAAAACGATGGTTAAATATAACAAGCCTACTGGTATGCGAGTAAAAAATAAAGAAGTAGCTATTAATAATTTTGTAGAATGGGTAAAATTTCAGGAGTATGCAAAAACTCATTTTTGAAAAGAGGTAATAAAAATGAAAAAAGCAGTTGTTTTATTAAGTGGTGGTGTAGATAGCACTACTTGTTTAGCTATTGCAGTCAAAAAATATGGTACAGAAAAAGTTTTAGCCTTATCTGCTTTTTATGGACAAAGGCATAAAAGAGAAATTGAAAGCGCAAGAAAAGTCGCTGCTTTTTATGGTGTAGAGCATAAAGAAACTGATTTGTCGCTGGCGTTCTCTATGAGCGATTGTCCATTGCTGGCTAAAAGCACGCATGATGTTAAACATGAATCCTATGCTGAGCAGCTTAAAGAGCTTGGTGGCGAAGGCACTGTTGATACCTATGTGCCGTTCAGAAACGGTTTGTTACTTTCTTATGCGGCCGCTGTTGCTGTAAGCGTAGAAGCAGAAGCTATTTATTATGGTGCTCATGCTGACGATGCAGCAGGGCGAGCGTATCCTGATTGCACGCCTGAATTCGTTGATTATATGAATAAAGCGATTTTTGAGGGTAGCGGACGAACCACACATCTTGAAGCACCGCTTATCAATCTAAATAAAGCAGGCGTTGTTAAGCTTGGATTAGAGCTTAACGCACCATATCAGTTTACATGGAGCTGCTACGAGGGCGGAGAAAAGCCTTGCGGAACTTGCGGAACGTGTATTGACCGTGCGATGGCATTTGAAGCTAACGGCGTGAAAGACCCTGCGTTGGAGGATTAATATGTATACAGTAACAAAACGATTAGAAATTTCGGCAGCACACCAACTTTCTTTAAATTATGAAAGTAAGTGCAAAAATTTACATGGGCATAATTGGATTATCTGCGTAACTTGCCAAAGCGAAACCTTAGACGCTAACGGCATGGTAGTAGATTTCAAGCATATTAAAAACCTTGTTTCTGATATGCTTGACCATCAATATTTAAACGACGTTTTACAATGCAATCCGACAGCAGAAAACATTGCTCGCTGGATTTGCAAAAAAGTCCCGCACTGTGTTAAGGTGTCAGTGCAGGAAAGTGAAGGGAATGTTGCCGTGTATGAAATATAATGTGGTGGAAATTTTTAAAAGTATCGAAGGCGAAGGAAAGCGAACCGGCTATCCTTCTGTATTTGTTCGTTTGGCTGGCTGCAACCTGCGTTGTAGCTATTGCGATACAATCTATGCTCAACAATTCGCAGATGCTGCCAGCAGTTATAATGAGCAGGAGCTTATGGATGAGATAAGCGAGTATAACTGCAAGCGTGTAACTATTACCGGCGGTGAACCACTCCTGCACGACTTGCAACTACTTCTTGAACTGCTGCACAAAGCCAAATATGAGGTGAATATTGAAACAAATGGTGCTGTACCGCTTTACAAAAAAAGGTTAAGCGGTATTTTTTATACCATTGATTACAAGTGCGGCACGTCTGGCGAATCTAATAAAATGCTAATGGATAATTACAAGCACCTTAACGCAAAGGACGTTATAAAATTTGTAGTTGGCAGCAAAGAAGATTTTAACGACGTAGATCGTGTGCTTGACTATTGCAAAAAAATCAAATGCCAGGCAAAAGTTTACATCTCGCCAGTGTGGGGCGCAATCGAACCTGCGGAGCTTGTAGAGTACGCAAAAAAATCGCCGCATAACATCTGCGTACAAGTGCAGCTTCATAAAATTATTTGGGATAAAGATAAAAGGGGTGTGTAACATGGACGCTAAAAAGCTAGAACAAGCCGCAAGGCTTATTATTGAGGGCATCGGCGAAAACCCGAACCGAGAGGGACTTATTGAAACCCCTAAACGGTTCGCAAAAATGCTAATGGAGCAATTAGAGTACGCCAGTGTTAGCAACGACGAAATCGCAAAAAAATTCAACAAATGCTTTTCCTGCGATAATGATGATATGGTAGTGCTAAAAGGCATTAACTGCTTTTCTTATTGCGAGCATCATATCGCACTCATGTATAACATGACTGTTGATGTAGGCTATATCCCTAACGGTAAAGTTATCGGCATTAGCAAAATTGCACGTATTGCTGACGCAGTAACAAAACGTCTGCAAATTCAAGAGCGTATCGGCAAGGAAATTCGCGACATTCTTACAAAAATTTTAGGGACAGAGGACGTTATTGTAGTTATTCAGGGTGAACACTCTTGTATGACTGCTAGAGGAATTAAAAAGCCAGGAGTAAAAACAAAGACTGCTTCATGCGGCGGACAATTCTTGGTAAACGCCGAACTGCGAAAAGAATTTTACCTTGTAGACAGCAAATAAAATCTAAAGAAAGGACAGGTGTTTTAATGTGCCAGCACGAGGAAATGTTAGCAATTTAAGGCCTGTCCGAAGCAAGGATGAAGCAAGAAAAAGAGGAACTATTGGTGGCAAAAAATCTGGCGAAATAAGACGGGCGAAAAAGAACTTACAGCAGATAGCAAAAACGATACTTGAATCACAAGTACACGACGATAAAGCAAAAAACTTTTTACACGCTTTTGGCTTGGATGAGCAAGATCAAAACTATCAAGCCTTAATGATAGCGAAGTTGCTTAACAAGGCTTTAAAAGAAAGTGATGTTAACGCAATTCGCACTCTGGCTACATTAGCAGGAGCTGACGGAGGTATATTGTCACTGGCGGAAGATGCAAGCGTTGAAACAATAGACGCTTACCAATCTATCTACATTCCAAATAACGGCAGAGATACATTTGAGCCTCTGTATCTAACTCCGCAACCGGGACCGCAAACAGCTTTCATGTGTTCTTCTGCTGATATTGTAATTTATGGTGGAGCAGCTGGCGGCGGAAAAACTTTTGCACTTCTCCTGGAAGGATTAAGGCATAAAGATATAGCAGGATTTAGCGGCGTTGTGTTTCGAAAAAATTATACTCAAATCACAGCTTCAGGCGGTTTGTGGGATGCTGCTAACAAAATATATGGACAAGTGCAAGGCGCAAAACCTAAGAAAACTCCAAAACTACATTGGTTTTTTAGTCCCAGCGGAGCAAGAATTCATTTTGCGCATTTGGAGCGTGACGAAGATTTGCAAGGCTGGCAAGGCTCAGAAATCTGCTATCTAGCATTTGACGAGCTGACGCATTTTAGCCGACACCAATTTTTGTATATGCTTTCTCGTAACCGTTCAACGTGCGGTATCCGTCCTTATGTAAGAGCGACGTGCAACCCGGACAGCGATAGTTGGGTAGCTGATTTTATTTCTTGGTGGATAAATCAAGATACAGGCTATCCAATCTACGAGCGCAGCGGTGTTGTGCGTTATATGTGCGTCCTGAATGATACGATTTATTGGGGAAGTAATCCGCATGAACTCGCAAAGGAACACGGCGTAAATGTTGAAGAATGCAAGTCGGTTACGTTTATAGCGTCTAAACTGACAGACAACAAGGTTTTAATGGCTAAAGACCCGTCGTACATGGCTAACCTTAAAGCGTTGGCAGAAATTGACAAGGAACGTCTGTTGTATGGCAACTGGAAAATCCGTCCTGCTGCTGGTATGTACTTCAAAACAGAAAACTTCACCTTTGTTGATACTGTACCGAAAAATATCGTTGCTTATGCACGTTCCTGGGACTTGGCAGCAACAGAGCCTACGCCGCTTAACCCAGACCCTGATGCAACAGCAGGCGTGTTGATGGGACTGCTTGACGATGGCAGAGTAATCGTCCTTGATGTAAAGCGCAAGCAGATAAAGGCGAATGACGCTAGGAATCTTCTGCGTAACATGGCAGCAATAGACCAGGGCAAATATAAATTTGTACAAATCACGATACCGCAAGACCCGGGACAGGCAGGCAAGGCGCAAGCTCAAAGTCTTGTATCAATGCTTGCAGGTTACTCGGTGGAGATTGTATCGCCGACAGGCAGCAAAGAGGTTCGTGCTACTCCATTTGCTTCACAGGTACAGGCAGGAAACGTCCTTATCCTTAAGGGTGAATGGAATGATATGTATCTGTCAGAACTTGAATCTTTCCCGGAAAGCAAGCATGATGATATGGTGGATGCGTCCAGTGATGCGTTTAACAAGCTCATGAACTCCCGCAGCTGGGGCGGCTTAACGAGCTAGGAGGAATAATGGTAAAAAGAAAAGATAATTCAATTCGTGCAGATAGCGGCTTTAAAGATGCTTTTATTACACGTAAAGCTCGCAATTATGAAGGTCTGTTAAATGAGCGAAAGCTCACAGACCAGACGTTGGCTACAATGTACAGAAATGCTCTCGTGCGAAGGATTGTTACACTTGTTGCCGATGATGCTATGAAAAATTTTATAGAAATCGAAGGCGATTCTGACGATTGTATCTTGCAGGAGCTTGAAACGCTGTTTGTTCAGGAAAAGCTTACAGAGGCTTTATATTGGGACAGACTGTTCGGTATGTCTTGTGCTCTTATCCTTGCTGACGATGGGCAGGAATTAAGCGAGCCTATTAATATCAACCGTTTACGCAGGATTAACGGATTAGAAATTTTTGACAAGCGAGATATTTATCCGGACACAACCTCAATTTATCTTGATACAGATATTCGAGATGCGAACTTTGGCAAGCCGGAGTTTTACACAATTTCGCCACCAAACGGAAATCAGTTTAAGGTACACAGAAGCAGACTACTTATTTTTGACGGCGAAATGCTGCCGAAGATAGAGCGCATTGCTAATAATGGTGCTGGCTTATCCTGCATGGATGGTGTTCCGGCTGCGCTAAACCGTGTGAAAACTGCAATGAATAAAACAATCGACATAATGGACAAGGTTAGCACGTCACTGTTAAAGCTTGAAGGCTTAAGCAGTTTACTGACAAGAGAGGATGGCACGCAAGCTGTTATTCGGCGGTTAGAACTGATAGACTACTCACGCAGAATTAATGGCAGTGTAGCCGTTGACAAGGAAGATGAATACGGCATTTTCAACATTCCGCTCACAGGCTTGACTGATATTATTCAAGAGTTTGAGCAGGCTTTATGTGCTGTTACCGGGTATCCTTTTACTGTTTTGTTTGGGCGTTCTCCGGCTGGCATGAACAGCACAGGCAAGAGCGACTTGCAGATTTACTACGATACCGTCAGACGTATTCAACGCAGGAAAATTCGTCCTGCGTTAGAGTATCTTGTAAGGCTTATCCAGCTTGCAAAAGAAGGACCTACCAACGGCAAGGAACTTGAAAAGTGGAGCATTAAGTTTAAGGCAATCGAACCGCTAAATGATCTGGAGCAAGCCAACGTTGACAAGACGCAGGCGGAAGTAAGGGCTGCCGTTGTTAAGCTTGTTTTTGACCTGGTTGATAATCAACTGTTAGATGCAACGCAAGCACGCCAATACCTCAAAGAGCGTGGAGATATTCCAGTTACAGAAAGTGAGCTGGATTTAGATGATGAAGAAACAGAAGAAATCGATACGCTACCTTAAAGTAAAGAAGCGTCCGAAATATCCAAAGAATTTTGAGCGTGATTATTATCGCGTCCTCAGAGCCGTTGTAAGACGTTTAAAAAGTGCCACGAATAACAATATACCTATGCTGGCATATTCGTTGCGCCAGGACGATGACAGCACTGTTACAGATGCTTTCGTTCAGGCAATACTTGCCGAGCTTTTAAAGAGTATGACTGTTGAGGAAGCTATAAGCGAACTAGAGCTTATTCTTGCTGGCGTGTCCAGCGTTGTCGATGCTAATGTTATCAGTGCTTTTGCAGAAGCAGTCAGCGTTGATGTGTTTTTAAATGATTCGGCTTTACTTGATACAGTAAAAGCAGAATGGAAAGCACAGCAGGGCAGGCTTGTGGACAGCATAGTAAATACCTACATTGAAAAGCTGCAAATTATTGTTAGCAATGCTGTTCAGCGTGGCACTGCTATGAGTGAAGTTAAAGAAGAAATCAAGGTACTGCTCAACACTACCGACAAGCGAGCAAAATTTATCGCAAGGAATGAGGTAGGCAATCTGAATGGCATTATCACAATGAGAAGGCAGGTTGATTGCGGTATAGGCGTGTATCAATGGTCATCGTCACATGATGAACGTGTTAGACCTTCTCATGCTGAGATGGATGGGAAATACTTCTATTGGAACAGCGACAAGGTTGGTGAAATTAACGGCATAAAGGTTTATCCTTCTCCAAAATATCATCCGTGTATGGATTATAACTGCCGTTGCGTAGCATTACCTGTTATTGACCTGGAGCAATGGAACATGACAACAGCAGTTCCAATGGGTAGGGTGGATGTAAAGAAAAGCAAAGAATTAAGTTAGAAGGCATATGCGACAAATTGCATATGCTTTTTATATACCCCAAAATAAGGAGGTGAATTTTTTGGGAAGTGTACAACGATATGAACGCATTGATTCATGGATGTTTGTTAGCGGTGCAGTTACTGACGCTGACGGCTTCTTGCGTGATTCTCCAATCGTGGCACGTACTGGCATCTATATCTACCAACAGCCAGACGGGACTATCAGACGAGAATACAGACCGCCGGAGGAAGTGTTTGATACTGACAGCGAAGCAAGTTTTGTCGGCAAGCCTATTGTTGTAGGACATCCTGCCAGCGGCATTGTAAACAGCGATACCGCACAAGATTTAGCCATTGGCACGATTTTGTCCAGCGGTTATCCGAAGGACGAAACAAACATTGCCTGTGACATTGTTATCCATAATCCCTCTGCTATCGGTGAAAAGCGTGGCTTGTCTTTAGGTTACAGAGTGGATGTTGAAGAAACTCCAGGCACTACACCGGACGGACAGCAATATGATGCTATCCAGCGTAACATTCGTATCAATCATTTAGCCGTTGTTGATAGGGCACGTGCCGGAGCAAAAGCACGGCTTAATCTTGACGGTGACGAAATTATCGAAGGAGTAGAAACGAAAATGAAAATTAAAATTGATTCTGTTGATTTTGAAGTTGACGAGAAAATTGCCAACTACGTCAACTCTTTGCAAGGCAAAGAAGAAAACGCTCGTGTAAAGCTTGATACTGCTAACACTGAGCTTAAAACTGTAAAAGAACAAAATACCACTCTTAAAGCTGATGCTGACGCTTTGAAAGCTAAAGCTGATGCAATGACCGCAGAACGTGATGCTTTGAAAGCTAAAGTTGATGCTGCTGACGCTGAAAAAGAGAAAGCTGTAAAAGAGGCTGTTGAAGCTGTGAAGGCTGATATGCAGGAACGTGCGGAGCTGGAAGAAACCGCTAAAATTGCAAAGGTTGAAAAAACCGATGGCTTGACCAACGCTGAGTTGAAAGCTGACATTGTTAAAGCTGCTTTCGGCGAAAAATTTAAACTTGACGGTGCATCTGATGCTTATCTTGACGGTGCATATTCTGCCGCTAAAGAGATGCTCCGCAATGATAACGCAAAAAATCAAGCCGCAAAAGCTAAAGGCGGTGCTGAAAAGCAAGAAACCAAGAATGATTCTGCTAACGATGCACGTAGCCGCATGATTGCACGTATGCGCGGCGAAGAATAAGAAAGAGGTGAATACAATGGCAATTACTAATTATGCATTAACCATGGACAAAGCTTTTGCTGGTGCACTGTATGATTTGTCCTCTCATACTGTAGATTCCTTTGCTGTTGAAGAAGCTGACGGTATTGGTGCTGCTTGCGCCGTTATCCGTGGCACTGACGCAGAGCATCAGGTGAAATCTCCGTCCGCATCCGGCGACGGTGCAAAAGTTATCGGCGTAACTCTGCATACTCATATTGAGCCGCCTGAAGCTGGCAAAAAATATTATCCGCAGAATTACACTGTTCCTGTTGTAACTAAAGGTCGTGTATGGGTAACTACCGGAGGTGCGGTTAACGCCGGTGATGAAGCTCATCTGAAACTTGCTGACGGTACTTTTGTTAAAGATACTGTTGCTGCTGGCACTATTGAAGCTCTTGGCTGCGGTGCTAAATTTATCACTTCCTGCGATAAGGCAGGCTTGGCAGTTATCGAAATTGGTTAATTAGAAAAGAAGAGGTGAAATAGTAATGACTCAAATGCACTATGATGAATTAGACCTGAATGTTATTGAGCGTTGCGACGGCTTGCGTAAAGACGCAGGCGATACTATTTTTGTCGCAAAAGAACTCGAAGCTGTAAAGGCAAAAACCTATGACCAGAAATTCGCTAATCTTAATGCACTGAAACTGTTTGATGTGTCCTCCGACGTTGACCCCGGTGCCGACACTATCAGCTATCAGTCCTTGGGTTCTGTCGGCATGGCAAAAACTATCGCCAACTATGCAACCGACTTTGCTCGTGTAGATGTGCTGGCTGAAGAACACATTGCTAAAGTTATTGCTGGCGGTGCAGCATATGGCTACACCATGCAGGACTTGCGCCGTGCTGCTATGGCAAGAAAACCGTTGACTGCTCGCAAGGCTATTGCTGTTCGTCGTGCTCTTGACGAATATGTTAACCGCATTGCTTTCCGCGGCGATGCTAAATATGGTGTTGTTGGTATCTTGGAGAACCCGAACATTGGCAACTATACTATTCCCGACGACGGCTCCGATTCTTCTACTAAATTCAAAAATAAAACCGCTGTTCAGATTCTGCGTGATATGAACGGCATTATCAATTCTGTTAGCAAACAGACCAATGACGTAGAAAACCCGAATACCCTGGTACTGCCGCCAGAGCAATACAACTACATTGCTTCCACTCCGTATTCTGATGTTGTTGCGGATTCCATTCTGTCTGTTTTTAAACGCAATAACCCGGATGTAACCGTATTGAAAGCCAATGAGCTGACTGGCGCAGGTGTAGGCGGCTTGGATATGATGATTGCATACGTTAAAGATGCAGACCATCAAACCCTGGAAATTCCGCTGCCGTTCACTCAGCACACTATTCAGCAAAAAGGCTTGGAATTTGAAGTCCCCTGCGAGGTTCGTACCGCTGGCGTGTTGATTTACTATCCGCTGTCCATGAGCAAGGCTTCTGGCATCTAATCTGACTATATACTGCCCTTTCGCATGAGAGGGCATTTTCTTTTTAGGAGGAACACAAATGAAAGTTAAAAACATATCTAAAGCTGTAATTAATATCGACGGTAAATATATCATGCCTGATCAGTGCGGCATCGTTGGTGATGAATGGGGCGAAAACATTATTGTAAAAGCCTACATCAAAGAACAAATGATTACTGTTGAGAAAGGCAATGCTAAAGAAGCAAATGTTGATGATATGGCAGCAGACCTTGCAGGACTGTCCGCTGAATCCAGCAAGCGTTCTTTGACTGCTTTCGCTAAGAAATACAATATTAATGTAGAGGGCGCAGAAACCGCAGAAGATATTTATTCCGTTATTTTTGCTTTTGTAAGCATGGCAAAGAAAAATGTTAACGGAAACTAAAGATAAAATAAAGCAAGCTTTTTCTGTTATCTGCCCCGAACTGATTCTTACTGATGAAGAATTAGAAGTCTACATTAATTTTGTTTCGCCTATGTTGTCAGAAAGTGTTTTTGGCAATATGTATATAACAGCATTCGTTTATCTTATGGCGCATCACGTTGTCCTGCGTCAGCTTATTGCGCAGTATGGAGAAAACGGCTCATCTGATGTTGGTATCACAGGCTCTGTAACGTCTGAAAAAGAAGGTGACTTACAACGTTCATATGGTGACAAGTCAGCTTCTTTCGATATGTTGGACAAGACGTACTATGGCATTGAATTTAAACGTCTGCGCTCTATGTGCGTTGTTCCGATAGTAACAAGATTGGATAATGCGTTATGAGTAGAGTAGAGGATAAAGATTTAGGTTTAAATCGTATCATACGAACGCTAAACAAAGACCTTGACGGCGTTGTGGTTAAGGTTGGCGTACAAGCTAAAGACAAAGCTGTACGGCGAGGGAAAGGCGGAAGCATTCGCAACACTGACCAGCCTTTGGCTGTTATTGCAGCGATACATGAATTTGGACTGGACGATATGCCCCAACGCTCTTTCCTGCGTTCTGCGTATGATGAAAATCTGCCTATGATTGACAAAATGATTCAACGTGTTGCCAATGGTGCTGTATTTGGACTAGGAACAAACGCTGCTCTTAATCAGTTAGGCAATGTTGTACAAGGTATGGTTCAAAGAAAAATAGTCGACGGACCGTTTGTTCCGAACTCTCCTGCTACAATAAAGCGCAAGAAAAGTTCTAAACCATTAATTGATACCGGGCATCTGCGACAATCAATTCGCTATGTCATTGAAAGAAAAGGTGCTAATCATGAGTAGTTTTAGAAAGCTGATAACTGTCCTGCGTTACAACGGCAGTCCTGAACTGCTTGCCAACGGAACCTATATGTATCCTACACCACAAGAGTTTAAAGTGTTAGCCAGTGTGCAGCCGCTTAAAGCTAATGAAATGATGTTACTTCCTGAAGGTAGCAGGACTGCTAGAGCGGTAAAAGTATATACCGACAAGGAACTTTATGTTGATGACCAACGAACAAATACAATGGCTGACCGCTTTAAATGGCGTGGAAAGCTTTTTGAAGTGGTTGCCAGCGATATTTTTCAAAGTGATGTTATTAACCATTACCGTGCATATGCAGTAGAGGTGAGCGAATTTTGAAAGAAGCTAATACTCGTACTGACGTATTGAATTTTTTTATTTCAGTATTACAAAAAATATATTATCCGATTCCGGTTCGCAGAGCAAAAATGAAACCTCCGGCTGTAAATGAATTAAACATCGTCGTTGACCTTCTGGCTGAACGCAGTATAGGGAACGAGGTTGTTTTTTTATCTGAAACAGCACAGTACAGCAATACTGGTATCATTGAAGCTACGTTAAACATACAAGCTATCGGCGATGGTGCTGTTGAACTTCTGTCGAAGCTTAAACTTTATCTTGAAATGCCGGATATGATTAACTTGTATGATTCTGCAAATGTGGCTATAAACAGTGTCGAGCAAGTACAAGACATTACAACTTCATTGGATGGCAGGACGTGGCAGGAACGAGCGTCGGTTGATTTGACTGTTTCGTATTGCCGTGAGCTGCTTAGCCAGGGTGCAGAATGGTTTAACAAATTAAAAATAAACGGCACTACAAATAACGGCAAGGATAAAGAAGAAAGCCCTGCTGTAGATGGTGAAATTGTAAAAGTTGAAATCATGGGAGAATTAGAAAATTAAGGAGATGAAAATATGGCAAATATCGACAGATTAGTCAATGTGCAGATTGCTTTGAATACTACAGGTATTTCATCCAATGGCTTTAATACGCTAATGATTGTATCTGCACATGAGCACGCTGCTCCGGCGTATGTATTGACCATTACGGACGCTGACCAGCTTTTAGATTTAGGTTGGAACGCTGAGGATGCTGTGTATAAAGCTGCATTACAGGCTTTTAGCCAGATTCCGCATTATGAGAAAGTTAAGATTGGCAGAATGAACTCTGATAGCTCCGCTGCTGATAATATGAATAAAATTTGCGCTGTTGACAATGATTGGTATGGCTTGTGCTATGTTGACCGTACATCTGCAAAAATCATGGAAATGGCAGAATGGGTTGAAGCTCATACAAAGCTGTATGGTACATCTGTTGCAGAAGCCGATGCGTTGCAATCTGGCGTTGCAACAGACACAGGCAGTAAACTGAAAGCAAAAAATTATTATCGCACTTTTGTTTTTTACCATAAGGAAGCAGAAAAGGAATTTCCTGAAGCTGCTGTAATGTCCAGATGCTTTACTGTATATCCCGGTGGTGAAACATGGGCAAACAAAAAGCTTTCCGGCATTACAAATGATGATTTAACCGAAACAGAATATCTTGCATTGACTGCCAAAAATTACAATACCTTTGAAAACTTCTCGGAGAACGTCAGCATTACACAAAACGGCAAGACTTGCGCTGGTGAATGGATTGACGTTATCCGTTTTCGTGACTGGCTCGTTGAAACTATTAAAACAGAAGAATTTGCAATGCTTATTAATCGTGAGAAATTGCCGTACACTGATGCTGGCATTGCGCTTGTCGAAGGTGTGCTGAATAAAGTTCTGAAGCTTGGTCAAGACCGTGGCGGTATCGCTCCGACTGAATACGATGATGATGGCAACAGAAATCTTGGCTACACTATTACAGTTCCTAAAGCTGCTAATATTAGCGCAAACAAGAAAGCACAAAGAGTTCTTGATGATGTAAGGTTTACCGCACGTCTTGCAGGTGCTATCCATGCTGTTAACATTAATGGTTCTTTGACTTATGAGAACCTTATTCAAAAGGCTTAAAGGAGGACAATTAAATGGCAAGAGTTAAAACATACGACCCGAAGAAAGTTAAGGTGCTGTTCGGCTCGCTTATCTTGACTGGCGTTGATGAAGGCACTTTTATTAATGTTGAAACGCAAGGTGACGGAATTTCCGCTATCGTTGGCTGTGATCAGGAAATTGTCCGCAGTATTGACCCGTCCTCTGTCTTAAAGCAAGTTACTGTTACTCTGTTGCAGTCCAGCTCCAGCAATGCAGCGTTAAGCTTGATTCAAGATGCAGACAATCAAAATGGTGCAGGCTTGTTGCCGTTGGTTATTAAGGATTTAAGCGGTGACAGCGTTATGGTTAGCGATCAGGCATGGATTGTTAAGAAGCCTAACTTTCGGCGTGGCAAATCTGCTTCTGACGGAAAATGTGAATGGGTATTCATGGCTGTTGTTCCCGACGAAGCATTTTTAGTTGGCGGTCATAGCTAAGGAGTAGAAAATGAGACAGGCAAAATTTGAAGTAAAGAACAGGAAAATCGGTGCGAATACCTTTTATGTTCGTGCTTTTCCTCCGTTGCAAGGCTTGAAACTGTATGGTGACTTACAGAAAGCTATTACTGCTGCTTTAAAAGGCGGTTTAACATCTAACGGTGAAACGGAAAATATGAAAGAAGCATTATTAGGTGCTCAAATCAATATCGGTGCCATTCTTGCGCAGTTGGGCGAAAGCTTTAATGGCGAAGTGCTGGCACAGTTCTCTGAACGTCTGCTTGATGCTGAATACATCAGTGTTAAGATTAAGGGCGAAGAAGAAGCTGTTATGCTGACAGAAGATGTTATCAATGAGCTTTTTACTGGTAAGATTGTTGAACTGCTTAAGCTTGAAAAATTTATTATTGAGGTAAATTTCGGAGATTTTTTCGCTTTAATTCCCAACCTCTCTGGAGTCCGCGAGATGTTGGTGAGCAAGTAGAAATTCCCGGCACCTTATCGCCAACACTAACCGCTGAATCTTTTATTTGGCGGCCAGTGTTGGCTAAGGTAGTTACTGTTACAGAAATAAAAGAAGGTACTGTTACATTAAGCGACTTATGCAAAATAAACGCTCTGCTTGATATGCAGAGTGATGTACAAAGATATTATCTTGACCACCCTAAAAAGAAAGGAGCTGATGCGCCGTGGACGTAAGAAGTTTAGCTATTGCGATTGGCTTTAAGGTTAACCACGCTAACGTCAATCAAGTAGAGCAGACAACCAAAAAAGTTAAAACAGGACTTGAACGTGTTGGCGATTCTGCTGATAAAGCTGGCAATAAAGTAGATAGTTTATTTTCGAAGTTAAGCGGTCTGGCTATGTTCGCTGGCGTTTCACTAACTCTTGGAAGCATCGTTAAAACGATTGACGAATGGAAGGTTATTGAAGGTCAGGTAAACAACGTAACCAAAAGCCAGCAGGAATCAAAAGCTGTTCAAAAAGAGATTTACAATATTGCAAGCCGTACTCGTCAGCAATATAAGTCTACGGCTGAGCTTTATACATCTGTTGCACGTAATGCGCAGGAGTTGAAGAAAAGCACTAAAGACATTTTGCTGTTTACCGAAGATGTTTCAAACGCAATGTTGCTGGGTGGCGGTGATGCTTCATCTCAGCAAGCTGCGTTGGTACAGTTAGGTCAGGCTTTGGGTTCCGGTACGTTGCGTGGTGATGAATTAAACTCCATTATGGAGCAAGCACCCAGACTTGCAAAAGCTATTGCCGAAGGCATGGGCACTACAATCGGACAGTTAAGACAGATGGGCAGCGAAGGCAAATTAACTGCACAAGATGTTTTTAATGCTATTCGTGGGCAATCTGACCGCTTAAAAATGGAGTTAGGTAAAATGCCTTGGACTGTTGGACAGGCAACCAACAAAATGCAAAATGCGCTTGGAAAATTTTTTAAAGAATTTGAGGACAAGACAGGCATCGTTGACGGCATAGCAAAACGCATGGCAAAATTTGCAGACTACATCGAGAACATTAATCTTGATAACTTTATTTCCGGTCTGCGAATTGCAGCGATTTACGCAGGTATTCTTTTCGGCATGGCAAAATGGAGCAGTTTTGTAATGATGATTGGAACTGCCGTGAAATGGATTGTAGCTATGAGAGATGCTTTAATTTTGGCAACCGGAGCGCAAATAGCATTTAACAGCCAAACACGAAGGGGAGCTGCTATGCAAATGCTATTAATGGGTAAATTCTTATTAATTGCAGCTGCGATTGCTCTTGTTGTTTTGCTTATACAAGATTTTTACAAGTGGGTAACTGATCCGAAGGCAGACACCATGATGAAACGCTGGTTTGGCGATTTTGAACCTATAAAAAATAAATTCATTAACTTTAAAGATAGCGTTATTCAATGGTTTAGTGATATTGGAACAGCTATCGCTTTTGTGCCTAAACTTATCTATGAGTTATTTAAATTGGCATTCGAAGGTATTTGGAATTTAACTTCTTGGTTATGGGAAGGAATAGGCAATGCTTTTGTTTCCGGTCTTGCTGCGATAGGCTATGTTATCGCCGGAGTGATTATGCTGTTTGTTAACGCTTTCGGGTTTATACAAGACAGTTTAACAGTATTGGCTACTTTCTTTGCAGATACCATAAATTCGGGATGGCAGCTAATAACTGGCTTTTTTGACAACATGATTAAGTGGGTGAAAGACGCTATTAAGTGGGTTGACCAATTAATCAGCAAGTTAAACATCATGCAAGGCGTAAAAGATTTTGTAAACAACAATATCATTAATCCTATTTCAGATTTTGGCAGCACTGCCGTAAACCGTTTGTTAGGTAATCCGACTACTACGAACACTTCTTCTAACATTTCCAATAGCGGTAATACGACGAATTACATTCAAGTTACAACTGCCAGCACTTCCCCGGAAGCTACAGCAACTGCGGTAGGCAATGTTGTTAGTCGCAATAACGGCTGGCCAGTTGCTAACTACTTTCCTTTAAGCGAGGCGAAGTAATATGCTGGCAGATATTTTAGGTTACAACATTAAAAATCCTACGCAAGTTGGTTCTCTGAAGGTTGATATAGTAAAATCTTTTGAATACACCTATGATCAGGACGTAACAGGACACCCGGTAGAAACAGGCTTTGAAATTGCTGACCATATTGTCAACAAGCCTTTAAAATTGACAATGACTGTCGGCATTTCGTCTACTCCGGTAACGTGGTTCTATAAGAATGGGTGGGGAGAAAAGAAATTTGCTAACGGTCTACAGCTTTTAGAGGAAATCAGAGATAAGAAAGAGCCTGTAACAATCATTCGTCCTGAAAAGAAGTATGACAACATGGTTATGACATCTTGCCGGGTGAGCAAGCCGGATTCGTCAAAAAGCATTATTTATGTTGACTTATCTTTTCAGCAGATTGTTAAGGTAACAACGCAGACAACAACGATACCGGAGAATGTCGTTACTGCATCGCAAGAGGAAAATGCAGGAGAAACTGCAGCAAACGCAGGCGCAGCAAAAACATCTTCTGTTGACGTTGGTGGAGGTTCTGCTAACATTCCTGACAGTAATGTTTCTGGTGGTATTAGTGATTCTCTAGGAAGCGAAACCTCAACAAATAAAAGCTGGCTTGCTGGCGGAGTAGATAATATTAAAAGCGGATTAGGCTTGCTGTTTTAGGAGGTAACATGATTACGATTAATTTTGCTGACGGCAATGATGTTGTTTTTAGCGTTCCTTTTGACGGCGAGAAATATAAAGTAAGAATGTGCTGGAACCATGAAGGGCAATTTTGGGCATTGCACCTTTGGGACGCTAACAACAATGTAATTCTTGCAAACGCTTGCGTTGTGCCGAAATTTCCCTTGCTAATGAACCATCACAAAAGTAATGCTCCGAGGGGAGAATTACTTGTCTTAACGGACAAAGAAAGTGTAGGCAGAGATGATTTTCAAAACGGAGCAGCAACGCTCGTGTATTGTACAGAAGATGAATTTTATGGAGGTTAACCATGGCACAGTTTGACCGCATCTATAAAATTACTCTAGGCGTACAAGGTTCGGACGGTGTTGTTATTGAAGCAAAGGCGAAAGAACAAGGATTAGAGATTGAGTTTGACATTGCAAAAAGTCTTGCTAAGCAAAGCAATTCCTGTTCACTGAAAATTTATAACTTGTCAAAAGCAACTGCCGATAAATTGGAAAGAGCAGATACAATCTGTATCCTTGAAGTTGGGTACAGCGAGGACGCTGGATTAAAAAGAATTTTCATCGGCTGGGTAACTGACTGCTATTCCTATATGAGCGGTTCTGACAAAGTAACAGAGATGAAGCTTTATGATGGGCACGTTGCTATTCGTGATAGCATCGTGTCCTTGTCTTATGCTAAAGATGTTAGTAGGAAGAAAGCTCTTGACGATGTTGCAGCAGATATGGGACTTGTAGTGACGTATGCTGATGATTGTGAGTTTACGACGTTTGCCAATGGATTTTCTTTTGTCGGTGCAGGACGTGAGTGTCTTGACAAAGTTTGTGCTGGCACTGATTTAGAATGGAGTATTCAAAACAATACCTTGCAGATTATTAAGCAAGGCGGCAACACCAATGTGCAGGCTATAAAGCTTACTCCTGAAAGCGGATTAATTGGTTTTGTTGAAAAACTTCTTAAAGGTCCAACAAAAGCGGCAAAGCAAAAAACAAGTAAAAAGACTACCCAACCTAAAAGGGATAAAAAAGCAGGCTGGAATGTTAAATGCCTTTTGCAGCCTGTATTAAATCCGGGAGATTTGGTTTACATTGATTCGCAGGAAATAAAAGGGTGGTTCAAAATAGAAAGCTTAAAGCATAACGGCTCGTATAGCGGACAGAATTGGTATACGGAGCTTGAAGTGTATGAGATTGTACCGAAGGAGTGATTATATATGAGCCTTGATGCAACAGCAGATACGCTGGAAGGATTGGAAAATCTTATGCAGCAAAAAATAGGCAGCATTCACACCTGCTTGCCTGGTATAGTCTTGTCATTTGATGCTTCTACTTGCCTTGCCAGCGTGAAGTCAACGCTAAAGAAATACACAGCAGATGATAGGGTGCTTGAATATCCTGTTATTGACGGCGTTCCTGTTTTTATGCCACACGCAGGAGCTGCACAGATTACTTATCCTGTAAAGCCTGGCGATAGTTGCTTAATTGTTTTTTCAGAACGCAGCATTGATGAATGGCTTGGTGCTGGAACCGATGATAACCATGATCCTCGACAATATGATTTGACTGACGGCTTTTGTTTTGTTGGAATGATGCCGTTACAGTCAATATCTGCCGAAAATGTTGAAGTTATTAACGGCGGTACGAAAATAAGCCTTACACCTGGCAACACGATTAATGTTGTCGGAAATATTAATGTTCAAGGTTCGATAACGTGCAGCGGTGACGTGCTTGGCGGTGGTATTAGTCTTATCGGACATACCCATACAGCTCCGCACGGTGAAACAAGTTCGTCGCACTGAGGTGAAAAATAATGAAAAAAGAAGAAGTTATAATAGCCTATAAAAATCAAAAAGCTGCTTGCATTGTAGCGTTTCCTACGCTGACAAGCTCGTGGACGTATTTTGTCCAGATTGAAAAAGCTATTGATAGTTATTTTAGTAATGCTGATAGTGTGTCTGATGCTGTTCGTGCTGTTATTCGTGGCGCTTATGTATCGCAGACAAAAGCGGCGTTAAAGTGCAAAGATGATGAAAAGTATGGCATTGAATACAATGCTGATGTAGGCAGTATTGATTTAACACCGTATTGGTATGCGTGGGAATGGCTGAAAGAAAATCTTGCCGATAAAATCAGATATACTACATCTGAAGCATCGACACAGGCAGAAGGCAGTGCTGGCGAAAAGATTATTGATGCTGAACAGCCGGAGTTTGATGCTATTGTTAAAGATATTTCGGCAGCTAGGGTTACTGAAGCTGCGCATATTAATGATTATGCGGAATCATTTTGGCAAGGTAACAGCAAAATGGATTTCGTTTGCCTTGTAGAGGATAGAGGTAATGTTGTAAAAATACCCAATAAAAAAGCGATTGTTGAAAAGCTTTATATTGATTGTGGTTTGCTTACACAAATTCAAGAGAACGGCTTGGATATATATGTTCCTAGTTATTTAGGAGGTGGCGGCAATGCTTGACCTTGCTTTAAACGCAAAGACACATGACATTGCACTTAATGGAGATGTAATGTTTATTGATGATGTTGAGCGTGTAGCACAGCAGATAAAAATACAGTTGCTTACTTTTCTTGGCGAATGGTTTTTAGACGTTACGCATGGCGTACCTTATCTCGAATATGTGCTTGTAAAAAATCCTAACTTTACGCTGATCAGAGAGCTTTTCCGTGAACAGATTTTAAAGGTTGACGGAGTGAGTAATTTAGTCAGCATTGATATTGATTTTGAATCTACTACACGAAAAATGTTATTGAGCTATGAAGCGGAAAGTGAATACGGCATGATTGTAAGGAAGGAGGTTTTAGGCTATGGAGTACGGAGTAACAGTTAACGGTTTTGTTAGAAAGCGTTTGCCGGAGATTCGAGAAGATATTTTTAAAAGCTTGGAGCAAAATTTAGGCTCGACAGTTAGCCGTCAGCCTAACAGCATGATAGGCGTTCTCGTTGGTGTGTATGCTGCTGAGATTGACCGAATGTGGCAGCTTTTAGAGCGTGATTATTATGACCGCTCGCCGATTAGTGCCAGCGAAGGCAGTTTAGATAATACGCTTGCTTACACCAATGTGCAGCGCAAGAAAGCTCAGGCAAGCTATCTTTATGCTGTTTGTTATGGACGCAGCGGAATGGTTCTTCCTGCTAACTGCCAGATTAAAGATGTTTCCGGCTACAAATGGAATATTATCGAAGAAAGCACGATCACTCTTAATGACTGCGTGCATGTAACGCTTGAAGTTGAAACACCGACTAAAGGAAAGGTTTACAGTGTGCAGTTTGATAATGATGCAGTCATAAAATATACAGCGCAAAAAAATGATACTGCGTTGATTGTAGCTGTTGCCTTGGCTTCTCAGAGCGTTGAAAAGTGGCAAGGCAGTATTGTTGAAGGTAAGCTGGTTTTTGAACGCTCCGACAGGCGATATGGAGCTGTGGTTGTGCCTAACGAATCATTTGTAGTAACGCAGGTTGGAAGTCCTATTCGTTTTGATTGTGAGAAATACGGAGAAATCGAACCTTTGCTAAATAGCGTGAATTATATCAACACAAATTATGACGGCTGGTTTTCTGTTAGCAACGAATCTGAAACATATGTAGGTCGTGACTATGAAACAGCATCCGAAGTTCGTCAGCGGTATGCGTCTGCTGTGTTCAGAAACAGCATAGGAATGAAAGAAAGTATTAAGGCTGCCTTGCTGGAATTGCAGGATGTTACCAGCGTAACTATTTATGAAAACCGCACTGATGAAACAGTTGATGGCTTAAAACCTCATTCTTTCCAGGCTATTGTTTTCGGTGGTGATGAAGAAGCTATTGCTCGCACTATCTTAAATGTTGCACCTTTAGGCATTGATACAAACGGCGATATTTGCGTTCGCATTGAGGACAGCGAGGGTGCAGAGCAAGATGTATGCTTTAGCCGTCCGCACGAGGTACAGATTTATGTCAAAGTTATTATTAAAGAATATAATGAAGAAATTTTACCTGGTGATGCAATCGACAAAATTAAAAATATCGTTGTCGAACAGATTGGCAAGCTGTCGATGGGTAATGATGTTATTTATCAGCGTTTGCTTGGTCCTATTTACAGCGGTGTTGACGGTATTAGCTATATTGAGTGCAGCGTGTCTAAAGACGGTCAAACGTATAAGCAGGAAAACATTTCGGTTGAACGTAGTGAGCTAGCAGTAACAAAGCTTGCTAATGTTACTGTAGCTTTGGAGTTGTAACCATGACTACAAGTGAAAGAATGTATAACCATTTGTTAAGTCAGTTTCGCAACAAGCCTAACATTAAAGCTTTTCTTAATGCCGTTGGAAATGAACTCGACAGCATAGATAAAGTAAGGGAGCAGATAAGGACACAGATATGGCCAGATACGGCAGTTGGTAAGCAGCTTGATATGTGCGGTGAAGTCGCTGATATTACTCGCCGTGTTGAAAATGCTATTGCAATGGATTTTTTTGGTTTTCCTGATCATGGCAACATGGGATTCGGGCAAGCTCCGTTTAGACGTATGTATGATAATTATCTTACATCCAGCGACTTAAACGACCGTTATTACCGTCTTGCTGTTATCTCGAAGATTGAGAAAAATACGACGGACTGCTCTCGCGTTAGCACTATACACAGCATAAAGAAAGTTTTTGGTGTTGAACGTATTTCTGCTGTAAATGCCGGTAATGCCAAAATGCGTATAGGAATAGGACGTTTAGTAACAAGTCAAGAAAGCCGCTTGATTGATGCACTGAACCTTATTATCCGTGGCGCAGGTATTGGCGTGATTTATGTCTATTCTTTTGATGCTACAAATACGTTCGGCTTTAGTAGAAGCGGAGAAAATCCTTATAGATTTAAAGGATTTAATCAAGGAACATTCGCAAGGATTATAAAGGTGAAAGGGGGACTTGTTGAATAATGGTAATGAAACAGCCTACTTTTGATTTAATTTTTGGCAGCAGCGCAAGCGTTGGTGAGATGATTGATTCTTGGCCTGAGCTTGATTACCTGCGTGGTTGGGGGTATCTTGACAAAGGAGAAGCGCCGCCACTTGAATACTTCAATAAATTACAAAATGTGAGCGATTTAAAAAGTCAGTACCTTTTTAACAGTTTAAACATTCGCAAAAACAATACATCTTATGTTAATGGCGACATCGTATTGTCACCTAACTTGCCTAAAAGTCTTGTCTTAGCATGTACTGTTGGCGGTGACACAGCTGTGAGTGAGCCAGATTTTCGAGAGGCTGTACTCGGAACAACTTATAATGATGGCTCAGTGACATGGGAAGTTATTCCAAGAGCTTACAAGCTAAAGACGGCAACCGAAGCTGAAATTCAGAATTTGATTACAAAGGAGCTGGCATAATGGCTAACTTGCAAAAATTAATTGATCTTGACGGATTAAGCTATTTTTTAGGACAGATTAAAGCTAAATTTGTTCGTTCCGTAAATAATATAAAACCTGATTCTAGTGGCAATATTAATATCGCTAATATGACAGGTGCAACATATTACAGTTCTGGTAAAGCAGGACTTGCGCCAATTCCGGCGGCAGGAAAGCAGGATATGGCATTATGCGGCGATGCTACATATAAAGTTCTTCCTATTGCTGGTGGCGGTACAGGACAAACTACCGTTGCTGGTGTTCGTTATGTTTTGGGTTTAGGTAACACAAATGGAGCATTGCCTATTGCTAATGGCGGTACCGGAGCTACAACTGCTGCGCAGGCTAGAACAAATCTTGGACTTGATAACATCGGCATTAAATTGAAAGTGTGGTAAAATGTTTAGCATAGCAAAAATAAATGGAAAGAATTATTTGGCTAAATATAAAGATAAACCCTATATCTTATCACATCTTCAAAATGTAGGCATATATTTAACTTGCACTTTAGACGGTGGTTTTTTTCCACCTCAACAGATTGTAAATATTAATGGAGTAACATATAGTAGTGGTAGAGGTGGTGTAACCTTTTATCTCTTGGGCGATAAAGGCACAAGCGAAACACTTACAGTTACCTATAACGGAGAAACATTGTATGTGCCTGTTACATATACCCAAGGTGCTACCTATACTGCTGCATTTAGCACTGTTGTGAGTGGAAGCACGAAATACACGACGGATGAAACAGTTAAATTTATTGTTCCTAGTAATATAACGAAGATAAAATGTGTTGGCAGTCCTCATGTTGCTGATGCACCTGCTGGAGAAGATGTGTCCTATGTTATTAGCGTAGCTAATGCTTCTAGCGGTTTAACTTGGGGTAAAGGTTGGAGCTATTCTGAAAATGATTATGATGGCGAAAATAACCGTCAAGAATTAGAAAGTGTAGTAGCTGTTACAGCAGGCAAAACATATGCTTTGAGAATATATGCAAGTGGTGCTAACGGTGGCATTACATTAAGCTGGGGCAAAGACATAAACGCTTTATCAGCAACAGTGAGTGACTTGTAAAGGAGGAATAATAAATGGCGACAACATCGACCTTGAATACTATTAATGTATTTGATAGTGAAGATTCTTATAATACCAATAAAGGCAGCATTGGGGAAAACGAAATTAGCTTAGTTGCTATGGGTAAAAATTCTGGATATGTAACTGAAATGCATCAAGATGGTTCTTCATGGTATAAAAAATACTCTAACGGTTGGGTAGAACAGAGCGGGACATTTACATCACTGTATAACCAAGCTGTTACGTTAATTGTTCCTATGAAGGATACCAACTATACTATCCTGACTTCAAAATCAAGCAGCATGGGGTCTGCTGTTGTTATTGTAGATACAGTAACTACTACATCATTTAAGGTTTATGGACGTGGTCAAGGTGGTTCGGCATTTGGTGAAAATGTATCAGGATATTGGTATGTTGCCGGATGGGAGCGTAAATAAAATGATAGGAACTAAGTTTTTTAAAGAGAATTTTGATGGCAAAAATTATGCAGATGCTGCTAAATGGTGTAATGCCAATGGCGCAACTATTGAGGATAAAGGTGAATACTACGAGGTAGTAGAAATTCCTGCTCAAACATTTAACAAATTTAAAACTATAAAGCTTACACAAATTGACGAATGGACAGCAGCGAAAATAACAGGAGGTTTTGTCAGCAGTGCCAGCGGAGAACCTGTGCGTTACGACAGCGATTTAGAAACGCAGATCACGATGCAAGGCATTGCTCTTAATGTAAATTCAGAGCAGTTTGCTGAAAAATATTCCATCGGTTGCCCTGTTCGTGGTTATAAAGGCGAAGAAAAAGAAAAGACAATTCAATATCTTAGTGCTAGTCAAGTGTTACAGTGGATGGCTGACTTAAGCATACATATAGGAGATTGCAAACAAGCAGGCTGGAAAAAACAGGCTGAAGTAGAAGCTTGCAAAACCGTTTTCGAACTCAATAATATAGAATTGTAAGAGGTGATAGTGGTGTTTAAAGTTGATGACAACAATATCAGAATGATTAGAGGTGATAGCGGTGTTTTTAACATTAGCATCACCGATATTAACGGCAGGAATGTTGAACTGACTGACAGCGATGTATTAACATTTACGCTTCGGCGCACAGCACGTAACCAGACTATCGTTCTGCAAAAAGTTATCGTTAATGGTGAGCTTGATATTAAGCCAGCAGATACTGAAGGGTTAGCGTTTGGAGCTTATGTATATGACATTGAGCTTCGCCGTGCTGATGGCTACGTTGATACAGTTATTCCGCCGCATGAGTTCCTCTTAATGGAGGAGGTGACATACTAATGAGGTTACATGGTACGCTGACGGCTGCGAAAGGTGAGCTGCATGGCAATTTGTCACCGAACAAAGGGAACCTACATGGGATGTTGTCAGCACGGAGTATAGGTGCTGATATTTATGACGGAGCTTATACGGTACACTCCGAAGCTCATGAAGTGCAGATATTGCCGACGGCAAACAAACAATTAACAAAAAATATTACTGTCGAAAAAATTCCATATTTTGAAACGTCTAATTTGTCTGATGGAATTACGGCATACATAGGAAGTGAGGTCGAAGTAAATTATGGCTGAAAAAAACATCTCTAAAGTGGTATATGGTGGAAAAACTTTAATCGACTTAACCGCCGATACTGTTACGGCGGCTAAGATACTTAGCACGTATACCGCCCATGATAAAAGTGGTGCGCCGATTGTAGGTACGTGTACTTTTAACGCCGACACATCCGACGCGACAGCGGCAGGTGCAGAAATCCTCGCCGGAAAGACAGCCTATGTCAATGGCGTAAAAATTACAGGCGAGATGAAGAACAATGGCGCTGTTAGCGGCGTGATTAGCAAAAAAGCTGATAGCTACACCGTGCCTATTGGTTACCATGACGGCGCAGGCAGGGTAGCGATCAGTACCACGGAGCAGGCTAAAATTATTGCAACCAACATCAGGGCAGGCGTATCCATCTTAGGTGTAACAGGTACGATGAGCGGCACAGAGAGTGTCAAGGTACAAGCTAAGACCGCTACCCCTAAGACAACAGCGCAGACTATTTTGCCCGACAGCGCACAGGGATTTAATTATTTGTCACAGGTTACCGTAGAGCCGATACCCTACAATGAGAGCGACAATCCGCAGGGCGGCAAGACCGTTACCATAGGCTAAGGAGCGAAAAAAATGGCAGTGAATAAAGTTATATACGGCGGTAACACCTTGGTAGACCTTACTGGAGATACCGTCACTGCTGCCGATTTGGCAGACGGAGTAAAAGCAACAGGTTCAGACGGCAACCCTATTGTAGGCCTGATGCAAAAGGTTACCATTGATGCTGAGCTGTCGACAACCAGTACCAATCCAGTACAGAATAAGGTTATCAAGGCGGCATTGGATGACAAAATTAATAAAACCGATAAAATATACGAGGCTAACCTTGAATGGGGTGGGCGTAATATTGCTAATGGTTATAGTCCTATTGATGCAGCTATGATTTCTGAGTTAGGTGCTAATCGTTTTGCGTTTGGCAAGGCTGCCGGAATTACTGTAGAGTATTCTACTGACGCAGGTAAAACATGGTTAGATTATGGTTATACCGATATTCAAAAAGTAGGAATATTTGGTGTAGGACAGTCAACTCTATTAGGCAAGTCAACTATCGACACACTAACTACAGATTGTATGCTAAGAATTTCTATAGCTCCGCATGTTTTTGGGCTTTATACTGTATTGAATAAATTTGTTATACATGCATATGCTAGTAGTAGAACAGGAGCTTATTGCACTATTGATGCTAGTATAAAAGATACTCCGACAGTATTTAAGACATTTGCTAACAAAGTTCCGCTTTATGGTGGACCAGCTTGGAATATTATTAATACACCCAATCTAATAACTTATAATAATGCTCCTAGTACTCAATTTGGTTTGATTAGATTTACCTTTGGTTGTACTGCTGTTAATACTGAATTTGGTGCAGTAGTTATTGATAGAATTATGGCTTTTGGTGGTGTTGGTTGGAGCACCCCGAGCAACATTGCTAAAAATGGGCATTTATATACATACAATAATAGTCAAGAAGCTAAATTCCCCGCTTCCATTACCGCCCCTAACTTTATTGGCAAGGTAAACGGCTTTGATGTAAAAGCATCTGTGCCTGCCAACGCTAAATTTACGGATACAGTCTATACGCACCCGAGTACACATCCTGCCAGCATGATTACAGGGTTGTCGACGGTGGCAACAAGTGGCAGCTATAATGACCTTACGGATAAGCCAACCATACCTGCATCAGCCACGGTGGACAGCGAGCTTTCATCTACATCGGTTAATCCGGTGCAAAACAAAGTTATCAATGCTGCACTTAACAGTAAAGCTGATAGCAGCGCATTGAGTGCTTATCTGCCGTTGACAGGTGGAACGTGTACAGGCAGTGTGAGTGCGCCGAATTTTCAAACAGGTGCAGCGGCAGACAACTACTTCCAATGCCGAAGATTTAGGGGCGAGGGTGATGCTAACTCATATTACCATGCCATAGATTTTGGCTATTCTGGCCATGACAGCGTGGACTTTTATGAATATGATGCAAACTGGAATTTTTATCAATGCACAACAGGTACAAAGGATGGGGCTGTTTTAGTTGGAAATATCAATGGAAACGGCTGGAATGGTAGCGCACGTTTGAGCGGTACACCGACAGCACCTACTGCAACCGCAGAAACAAATAATACCCAAATTGCTACAACTGCATTTGTACATTCAGCTATCCCTACAAACGTATCATCATTTACTAATGATGCAGGTTATCTGACGCAACATCAATCGTTGGACGGCTATGTCAAGAGTGTTAATGGCACAAAACCCGACGGCACTGGTAACGTAAATATCTCTGTTAGTGGCGGGGGGGGGGGGGGGGGGGG